ATTATCAGGAATATCTTGAATGGCTCAAACTGGGTAATACTCCAATAGTAAAACAGCCTTCTGAGTTTCACAAATTAGTTGGTGATGAGTGGGTTCTGGATAGTGAAGCTAAAACTAAAGCTAATCAAGAAGTACTTATCCAAGCTAAAATAAGAGACCTTGCTATTGACTCTTTGAAAGTTGAAGGAAAACTTCCATCATATTTTTCGGATAATAAAGCATAATTGGGGCATATAGTTTATGACAACTTTATCAAACTTATTTAATATAAAGGTTGTATAAATATAAATTTAAGTAAAGGACGTGTAAGATGATTCGAGTAGACATAGGAGAACAATTTCCGATTGTAGTATCTCTTATAGATGAACAAACAGGACAAAATGCTTCTGGGCAAACTGTTTATTATGATATAAGGGATAACAATGATGACTCGTTATCTCCAACTTTGGCGGGAACACTTTCAGAATCTTCTGTGGAATCTGGAATATACAGGAAAATAATAGTTGGTGGTATAAGTACTTCGGGTATATACACAATATACGCCACTTGTTCTGGGTTTACTACAAATACAGAAGAATTAATTGTAAATCCAGAAAATATATATGAATTAACTAAGCAAAACAGGCATTATAATATTAGTGTAGAAGATGTAGTTAGAACTAATGCTGTAGCTACTGCGTCACAGATAGCTAGGAATGTTCCGCTTAATAAAACAGATTATATTCTGACTATAATTAAAGAGGATGATGTTGTTGATTGGAGTTCAGCAACTGTTTTGGGGACAACTTATGCTTGGTATTTAACTGTTGATGATGAAGTCCCATATAAAATTGGAGGGCCAAATTAATGGATGTTAGATTAATAGCGTGGGCCGGATACGAATTAAAAGGATCGGCTACTGTTACTGTAGATAATTATATTCCAGTTTGTGACCCTGAAATGACAGCATATGAAGACGGTGTTTTACATGTTTATGCTGAAGATTATAGACCATCAATTAAAGCAGAGATAGAAGAAGAAGATTCTTAATTAAAATTGGGGGAAAGATACAATGATTCGTTTAACAATTACTGTAGAAAATATATCAACAGTTATACAAGTTTATGATCGCGTTCGGGTACGAAGTAGTGCTATTGAAACTGCTGATTGGGATACTTTAACTGATTTGACAAATATAATATTGTTATCTGGACAATCTAATTATTATTATAATGACACGATAGGTACTGCTTCTACTTATTATGCATCTCAATATTGGTTATCCACTGATCCTGATGTAACAAGTGGTTGGTCTGACCCTATATTAGGTGAAGCAGGGGATATATATTATAATCCTTTATATCCATCAGAGGCTAGTTATGGCACAGCTGATCAACTTGTTATTGATAGAATAAGGCGTTTAATAGGTGATCCTATTGATTTAAGAAGAGAATATGGTGAAGATGCTGCTTCCTCGATACACCCTGATAATAAAACGTATGAGTTAGATGAAAAAGGATGGCCTGCAAATATTCGTATGAATAATGAGCCGTATAATGATAGTACAAATCCTGTAGTTAATGGTTATAGATATTTAGTATTTAGTGAAGATATAGAAGAAACAACTTGGTCAGGTTGTACTGAATATGGTGTAGATATTTGGTATTATACTTTCAGATGGTCTGATAGAGAGATAATGGAGGCCTATGATAATTGTCCACCACCAGTTGGGTTGACTACAATTACTGCTAATTCTGAAGCATATATGCTTCAAACAGCTATAGAACTTCTTTATTCTGAGGTATGGGAATCTTCAGTGGAAGATGGTGCTGTAATAACTGATGAGGGAACGAGATACGACCCATCTCCAGGTTTAGATACCAGAAAAGGTTTGTTAGATAATTTACAGAAAAAATTAGATAAGTTAACACAATCTCTTACATTAACTGGTATATCTGGAGTTTTACTTGATTAACAATTAATTTTATGGGAGATAACCAATGCGTAATAGAGTCAGCCCAAAAACTAAAAATAAACATAGGAAAGCCATTAGGGATATTATTAAAGGTCTTAGTAGAAAAATTCTTATTTATAAGCAGCCAATCAAGAGTGAGTGTAGTAATTGCTATTATGATAAATTAACTAACCGTTCTACAGGTAAATGTAAGTGGACAATAACTGAAGCTGAAGCTAAACAAGCAATTTATTCAGGTGTTAATCCTAATACAGAAACTTGTTCAACAAAATCACCAACCAATATAAGATATAAATGGTTTAAATATGGTAGATGTCCTATATGTAATGGTAAGGGTTATCTTGAAGTGAAAAGAAGAACTTGGGCTGATTGTTTGGTTACTTGGGACCCAAGATCGCGTGGTGGAGCAAATGAAATTATTTATACCCCGGCCGGAACAGAAGGGTCAACTGTTGTTCAGTTAAAAACAGACCCTAAATACTTTGATACATTTAAAAATTGTGATTATTTAGTTGTAGATGGTATAAATTGTAAGATATCAAGACCACCTATTCTAAGAGGTTTAGGTGTACAGGCTGTGTTGGTAGTAACTGCCTTTACAACAGATAAACCTAAAGTTGATAGTAGTGAAATAATTAAGGATTATATTTAATGGATAAAGAAATAAGAAAATTTAATGGTTTATTGGAAACAGATTTAATTATTAAACTTGAAGACTTACGAGATCAGTTTATAGATTTTATAATGGGGTCTTATGATGTTGATTTAACAGTTACTGAGCCAAAAAGTAAAGCTGATCCACAGTTATATAGAGATGAATTTATAGAACGTTTAAGTAGTTTTGAGTATTTTGAGATGATGGGTAATAGGTTAAAATTTAGATTACCAACTATAGATACTTTTGATTTTGGAGGTAGGTTGGGAATTATAAAACATATTTTAGAAGGAACAGTTGGTATTTATGCAGAGGTAAGTGCTGAAGATTATGAAAAAATGTTTGGTAAAAGAATATATACAAGAGATCCATTAGATGCTACAGTACCCAAAAAAGAATTAATTTATATAATGAGATACAATGGTGTTCTTAGAAAAGCTGAAATTAATACGTTTAATAGTAATAAATACCTGATAGTATATCCCTATTCAAACACACCACCATTTAGAATATTTGAAGAGGGAGCAGAGTTTATAGAGAATATGATGGATATATTAGTTAATGATGTTACTAAAAATACTGTTAAGAAATATAAAAAAAATAGCATAAGGTAAATTAGATATGACTTACGAAATGAAAAATCTCAGAAAAGAAGACATCTCGTTACATTTTTACTTGAAGCACAAAGTGTTAGTAGATTTTATAGAAAAAGAAGAGTATATACCATTGGAATTTATTTCTTCTGCCTCATGTTATGAAGATGGTTATGTTTATTCTGCTTTAACTGAGATGATTCCTTCTCCAATCGATCGTGGTAGAGGGTGGGTATATTTTGATACTTGTTCTGGTACAACTACAATATGTAATTTAGATGATTCAGGAAATGTATTACCAGACCCCTATACTACGATGTCAGGAATAAAAGAACAATCTAATAGAATTATTGTATATGATGAGAGTGATTCTATTATTCCAGACACTGAATATATAATTGATTATATTGATGGCAGGATAGTAACATCTGGAACAGTAACTCCTGCGCGTGTTGATTATTACTTTAATTATATTAGTTTAGTGGATGAGTGGGCGGCTATTGAAGCAGCAGACCCACCTGTAGTTGTTATAGATGTGATGGGCACAGATAAAGGTGGTTATCAGTTGGGTGGTGGTAAGCGTGTGGTAAGAAAAGTTGATATACATGTATTTGCCTCAGATACTGCAGAAAGAAATGATATAGTGGAAACTATATATGATGGGTTATATTTAAAGAGTTGTCCACTTTATACTTTTACAGAAGGTTCGGTTTTGGAATATGATGGTACTTGGCATGGTAGAAAGGGAAGTATGAATAAATTAGAAACGTTATTTGACACAAGTTATATTACTGGTTATTTAGGTGGTAGATGTACTTTACAATTTGAAAATGTTACTACAAGGCACATAAGTTTACCTTTAATTATGACACAAAGTAGAGATGAAGTTATGTTGAGTGATTTAAATGCTTATAGATCTAAAATAAGTTTTGATATGGTTTCTTATACTGAAGGATAAAATAATTAACTAACCTCTATATTAAATAGAGATAGATAATTTTTATTGAGTTATAAAATTCAATAGGAAAGGGATAAGGTTTGTTGTCTTTTGGACACGCCTCTGTTCGATCTCAACAAAAAGGATAGCTTTTTTAAAAAAAACCAACCTGAAAATTTTTTTTAAAAAATGGATAATGGGAGGATTAAAAGATTATGGCTAGAAACAGAATAATTTATGCGAGTCAGTCTGTATGGTGTAATGGTGAAGTACTTTACAGAGTGCAGTCACTTGGTAGTACCACTACATTCACGTCTGAAGATATCTTTGAACTTGGTCATTTAGATATTATTGATGTTGTTGATGACGTTCCTGCAGTGGCGGTGACTTTAAACACCAATGATTTTGGTGACTTGCGTACACTGGCTACTTTAGCTCAGCTAACTCCTGCAAAGAAAATGATGGCTGCTACAGCAACAAGCGATAATGCGAATTTAGTTGTTGTTAGTGGTACCAATCTTGTAGAAACAGATACCTATCTTCATGGTGTTGCTTTAGCTGACTTTGCTATTGTGTGTGGTAATTTACCTGGTGTTAGTGTTTGGGCACCTGTCCAAGATGAGTGTTCTCTTGGTACGCTGGCTAATAATATTGACCAATCCTTGTTCTTGGATGAAGTATATATTAATAGCTTGGAATTTAGTTATACAACCGGCGCTAATGCGACTGAAAACTATGGAGCTGAAACAGATAATAAAATGTGGCTGTTGAATGAGGGCCGTTTTGTTAACTGGGATGCTTACACATTAGAAAATGCTGATATTACTAATATGTATGTAGACCTAACATTAGTTTCTGGTACTATTGTAACTCCTCTGTCTGATGGTGGAGCATCAGCTTTTTTGAGAAAGGATGATAATGGTGCTGCTGGAATAAGTTGGTATGATACTTCAGAAAATGAAGTTACTAATGTTGAGATCTCTACATCTAGTGGTACTGCTACATATTGGTATGAAAAATTAGATACTGGAATTACCAGAGTTCATTTCCCATCCACTGGTCTTTATATACCGGCAGAAACAGATAGGCTTGAAATACTATATGCTGCTAATGGATATGGATCTGCTGCTACCAGTACTTATTTTTCAGCGTTAGCTGATATTGACAGACCTGATATGATTGGTGCTTTGAGACAGGGTCAAGTGGAAGTTTATATTGTGGCAAGTGATGATGTAGCTTTTGATAATGCTTGGAGATTAACTGGTTGTACTATTTCGGCAGACCTTACACGTGAAGCTCTTAGTGAATTAGGACATCTTGCTCCATATGACCGACCACTGACTTTACCTATTCCTATCACAGTAACTGTCGATACTACTGCTGGTGATCTTGAAAATTGGTCTAAAGTGGCTAATAAATTGAGTGAGTTTGACGCTTTGACACTTAATGATATTGATCTTACAGATCTTACCAAGTCGGAGTCTTTAAAATTAGTTATAAAAGTATTTGCTCAAACTGATGAGGAAGCTGGAGGAACTGCTTCTAATAGAACTATTTTTGCTGGTTCACCTTTAGTTGGACAGACTTCTATGTTAGATGGTGTAGAAAATGGTGTTTATATTTCTACTAATACAGAGTATGCTTTGAAAACCATAGTTGTTGAGCATTTAAAGATTACTGATGAAGGTAATACATTGGATGTGGGTGCTAATATGACCCAAACATTCGGTTTCAGATCTACTAACGATCTATTTGTTGTTAAAGGTGATGTGTCTATTGGTAATATCACTGGTGATTTAAAAATTAGAAGAAACGGATAATGATTTAGGGTATTTAGTTTATAGGATGGGTGGTGCTTTTGCACCACCCATTTATAAAATAATTATGGGAGGAATATAGGCATGGCAAGTAATAATAAAAGTAAGGAAAGAATGAATCGGTTAGTGGCAGATGAAGTTACTAAAATGTTTGAACATGCTCTTGATTATGCACAAGTTGCCTGCCCTACTGCAGATACATATAAAGTTCTAAGATCAAAAATTCTTAGAGTAGGTAATAATTGTATAAGAAATATTAAAAGAAAAATAGAACATTATGATGTTGAATATAAGGATATCTCTGAGGATATAATAGAAATTCCTGAGAGATAATAAATAAAAAGAAAAGGTAATGGAGGAGGTTTATAATGGCAGAGGAAAAAAGAGATGATAGAAGAAGTTTTTTAGGACCTGATGGGGTAATTACTTACTATATAACACCACCTAATGCAGAAGATATTAGAGGTGCTGATTGGCATTATAGTAAAATGTATACCCGCAGTTTGGTGGAAGGGATAACGACTAGTGCTGAAATGATGGATATTCTAAGACAGAGAGGTATTATAGGACCTGAATTTGAGCAGCGCGCTACAGAATTACAAAAAGAATTGGGTGAAAAATTAGATCTTTTATATAAAGCTACTGATTTAGAAATAAAAAGAAATTTATCCCTTGAAGTGTATAACGCTAGAGAAGAATTATTTCAATGGAATCAAAGACTTTCTGGACCCATGAATAATACATGTGAACAAATATCTGATGATGCTAGGTTAGAATATTTAACTTCTTGTATGATTCAAACAGAAGATGGTAAAAAAGTTTGGGATTCTTATGATAGTTTCTCTAAAGAAAAGAATACTGATCTGGCTGCGTTAGCTGTGAGATCTAGACTTGAAGTAATGTTATATTTACAAGGTTTAGAATCTGATTTTCTTGATAAGACACCAGAGGCTATGGCTATGCGTGAAGTTGAAGAAGATATTATTAAGAGAGCCGAAGAGGCTTTAAAAGCTGCTGACGCAATAATACAGGAAGAAAAAGAGATAGTAGAAGCAGATAAAAAAGCCGAGGCTAAAGCAAAGCCTAAAACCACTAAAAATAAAAAAATAACTAAAACAAAGAAGAATACTGACAACTAAAAAATGGATGTTACTCACGAAGAAACAGAGAAATGTCTATGTAAGATTTTTACAGGTAGTGACTTATTATATATTAAATATGGCGACGAGGATACTCATATTGAATTTAGGCAGCCAAGCAATAATATCCGATTAAAAGCCAATATTGTTTATAATGAAGCATACGATAAAGCTATATCTGAAGGTATGTTGTCTACTGAAGATTTAAAAGCGTTGCTAAAAGAAAGAAATATTTTTACTCAAGAGGAAGAAGATCAACTTAACAGATTAGAATCAAAATTAAAAGGCCAAGAGGTTTTATTAGCTAAAACGATAGTTGTAAAAGCTAGACAAGACAGATTAAAAAAAATTGTGTCTGATTTAAAGAGTGAGATAAATGTTTTACAAGCTAAAAAAATTTCTATGCTGATGATGTCTGCTGATGCAAAAGCTGAGGAAGAAAGAACTTTGTATTTATGTTGGTCTTGTACATATAATAATGATACATTTGAATTGTATTGGAAAACTTATAGGAATCTTTTGAAAGAAGATAATTTAGTATTTAAGGATGAAGTTTTATCAAAGTTTTTAAGGTTTTATAGGGGTGTAGATACTAAACTTATTAGACATATAGCAAGAAGTAATTTATGGCGAATAAGATATATTACTAGTCAAAAGACGTCGGACCCTTTGTTTGGGGTACCAACGTCACAATATACAAATGATATGTTAAATTTGGCTTATTGGTCAAATTACTATCAAAATATTTACGAGATGCTTCCAGAAGATAGACCCCCAGATTTAATCATCGATGATGATGAAGCATTAGATGCTTATATGCAGAGTTATTATGATGATAGAAGTAGGGAAAATGCGGCAAGGCGAAGTAAGGTTAAAACTAAGGGGAAACTATCAGCTTTTGATAAAGAGGAAGTAATCGTAACTCAATCGAATGAATTATATGAAGATATAAAATATGACAAACCAAGAGAAGCACGAAGAATTAAAAACAAAGCAGCAATAAGGAAAAAAACCAGGTCTGGTTAGGAATGATAGGATAAGAATAATAATGTTTTTGGTTTAAACTAATGTTTAATGGAGGTGCTGTTCTTGGCTAAAGACGAATATACATTTACTTTCCTAAAGGGTTCTACACAATCTACAGGTGGTGGCGCAGCCAAAACTAAGTCACAAGCCGGTGATTCTTCTATGAAAGATCTTCGTAGAACCCTTGAAAAAATCTTTAGAGAAAGTTCTAAAGATAATTCCAATACACTTGCAAAATCACTAGAAAAAATAATTATAAAATTTGCTAAGATACAAACGCAAGTTAAAGGTACTGCTGCGTCCGCAGGCCTTAGTGGTGCTGATGCACGTAGAATAGCCAAAGAGGTAGCCTCTGAAATTGTTAATCAACAAATAAGACAATTAGCCAAATCATTTCCATCAAAAACTACCACCACAAAACAATCAGATGATAAACTTATAAAGTCTATAGAAAGAAGTGCTGATAGACAAGCAAAAACTATTATTGGTGGTCTTAATTCTATTTTATCTAGACATGGTGTACAGCTTGAAAACATTAAAGATTTAGAAAGAGCCATATCTGGAGCTGTAAAAAATGCTATTCCTAAAGATACCAGTATGGGTATCAAAGAAATAGGTAGAGCAGTGACATCATTAAAATCTGGATTTAATGAAATAAACAAGCTTTCCAGACAAATAATGTCTATGCGTAAAAGTGGCGGTGGTATAGATGTAAAAGAAATAAAAGAAATGATGAGTTCATTTCAAAAACTTAATAAAGATTTTAAACAAATAACTGATTCTACTGTAAAAGCTGGTAAAGCAATAGAAAGTGTAACTAATGATGTTGTTGGGTTTAAGAAAAGTTTGTCAGAAGTAAAAAAAGCTGCTACATCAAAAGTACGTGGGGTTAGAGAGAGAGCTGAAGCAGATCCTTCTAAGTTTGCAAAAACAGCAGCTGTGGCTATAGGACAAACTTTAGAAAGAGCACTTCAAAAATCACCTGGTTTTAAAGGAAGTGATTTAGAACGTAACATAAAAAAGTTAGGTGATAATGTAAAAGATATAGGGGATGTTTTAGATAAATTTAAAAAAGTACAGGCTGATATAACTACATCAACTAAAAAAGGTAAAATATCTATTGATACAAAGGCAATTATTGGTTTATCCAAAGACTTAGGTAATTTACCAGATAAAATTGGAGTTGATATAGATACTAAAGGATGGAAAGATTTAACTAAAGGTCTTGAAAATTTTGCAAAAACCGCAGATTTTATAATAAGTTCTTTAAAAAAATTAAAGGTATCCGTTGATGTAGATACTAAACCAATAGAAAAGAAAGTTGAAAGTGCAGTAAAAAGTGGTGTAGAAAAAGGGTTTTCAAATAATATCAAAGCAATAATGAAAGAAGCAGATACTTCTTTTAATAAAGTTATAAGTGAAATGCGGGTTATGTATAAAGCATTACCCAAAGAAAGCCCCATAAGATCACGTTTTGAAAAAGCAGGCAAAGCATTAACAGTTGCTAAAGAAAGAGGAGATTATCTAGAGATAGCTAAACGTATTACTGGAATACAAGATGTTGTTAAAGCTCCAGTTCTAAACAAAGCTATAAATGAGTTAAAAGGTGTTATAGTAGAAATTACATCAGAACTTAAAGGGGCTGGTGTTGATGATGTATCAGGCGCATTAAAGAAAAGTGGTAAAGCTGTTGATGAGTTAACTAATACCATACTTAAAAAGAAAAAAGAGATAGATCAATTTCCTGCTAAAAAGTTTAATATATCTGGAGCTATGGATAAAGTTAAATTTTTACAATCTACATCCAGACAATTCCCACAAGAATATATAAAACCAGGAAAAGAGTTTGAATTAAAGGGCACTGATATAGGATTTGGTGCAAATGTTAGACAGGCGGTAAAAGAAAAAGCAGATTCTTTAGCTAAATCTTTAGGGGCACTTGAACAAGATTTAATATCTGGTTTGGAAGCAGGTCCTGGATTTCAGAAGGGCGGTTGGAAACTATTAGATAAAGAACTTAAAAGAGTGGGCCAACAATGGACTTTACAGATGGCCCAGATTGGTGGAGAAGAAGGAATTGAAGGTTTATTAAAACAATTAGATAAGACTTATATAAAAATCAAAGATCCAAAAAAGTTGTTAGCAGAGTATAAAAGTAAAAGAAAAGAAAAAATAACTAATGTTGTAAAAGAGGATTCAAAGAGAGCAACAGAGGTTGGTAAATGGCTTATTCAAAGAAATGAAGATGATATAGAAAAATTATCTTTATCTAAACCTATGGCAGGAACAATTAAAAAGTCACTTAAAACCATTAAATCTAAATTTAAAGGTACTGAAGTTGGCGAGATCATGCGTTCAGAATTAATTAGTAGTTTAGGAACATCTTTAGAGGAGGTATTTAAAGAGACTTTCGCCGCAGATTTAGTTAAAAAAGAATTGGCTACTGATAGGGGTATAAAAGGACCACTTGTAAGAAGAATGGCTATCCCAGCAGCAAAACTTTCTGAAACAGGTACTGCCACATTTAAAACTAGATATGGTACTGAGAGGGCTTTACCTAAATTTGCTACTTATAAAACAGGGTTTGAAGAATTATATGATAAAATGACTAAACAACAAGCTATGGTGGGCGAGGAGGCTCGTAAATTTCAAAATGCTATAATTGATATAGGAATGAAGCCAACTAGTCCAAAAGCTTTTTCAAAAGCAAAAGATGTTTCTAAAGATATGTTAACCAGAATGGCTAAAACTGGTCCACAGCAGTTAGATTTTGTTATAGAGCAGTATAAAGAAGCTGCTACAATGATAGGTGCTAAAAGACAACAGGCTGGTGTGGGTTCTATAGAAAGTTATGAGAAGAAAATAAGTTCTGGGATAAATAGTTTTAGAAATAAATATACTGATTTACCAGAGGTATTTGACAAATTCGTGGTTGAAATGGAAGATCTTGGTCTTTCTGCATATGATGTAGTTAAGTCCCTTGAATCTATAAAATTTGAAAATGTTTATGATATCTATAGAAAAGTTTTAAAAGGTAAAGTTTATAAAGGAAAAGGTGGTAAAAAAGATGTATTTGAAGGTCCTACCCCAGAAGTGTCACAATACCCTGGATCTAGACGAAATCTTAGACGGTTTGATCAGGCTGTTGCTCAAGTAGAACAGTTAATGCCTATAATAGAAAAGGCTAAGGTTAAAAGAGGTAAGCATCAGGAAGAAGTTACCACAACATTTTTTCAAACATCACCTATGTATAAAGGTTCCGAAAAAGAACTTAAATTTGATGCTGATAAACAAAAAGATAAAATATTATCTATAAATATGAATTTGAGAGACATGCTAAAAGAATATGAGACTTTGTCTCAGTCTGGCGCTGAAATGTCAATGCAAACAGCAAAAAGATTAGAACGATATGCTGGTGTTCCAAGGGGAGTAAAAACAATTTCAACATTAGGTCCTCCAGAAGAACAGGCATCTAAATATACTGAATTTAGAGGTGGTAAGTTTGCAGAGAAGGCTAGATCTTTAGCACCATTAGAATCTACAGCTATAAAATTATATACAGAAAAACTATTGGATCAGGCACCGTTCGGTGAGTTTAGTAGACTTGGTAAACAGATAGGTTATGTAAACAGTGCTATGTCAAGTTTGAGTGATGATGCAAAGAAAGTTTTTAGTGTTGCTGGGATTACTACAGAAGAACCCAAATTTAGAACAACAAGAGAGCGAGAACTTACTTCTGCTGGTAGATACGGTTCTACTGGTTATGGTTTTAATGTTATAGCAGAACTTAAGCATTCTGCTGATACTTTTGAAGATCAAGTTGTGGTCTCTGGCAATTTAGCAAAAGCATTAACACAAGCTGTTAGTACTTTAGTTAAACCAGGTCCTAAAGGTAGATTAGGTAGTATGGCCGGAGCTCATGTTACTGATATTGAAAAGGGCCAGGTGTTAAGAGATACCACAGTTAAAGAGATAGGTAAAGTATCCAAACAATTTATGGAGATACTTGGTGTACCACAAGAATATAAGAAAGAAGCTGATAAAGCTTTAATAGAAACTGTAAAAAAAGAAATAATTAATGTTAGGGGTCAGGATGTAGAAATTCAGAAGGCTCAATTAGCTGAAGTTTTTATGAATTATTTCGGTAGAAAGTTCACCACAAGGTATGGTTCTAAAGGTGTTAGTATAAGTAAGGAAGATTTAGGTACAGCTAAAATACCTAAATCAATGGGCCAGTTAGCGTCTGATATTATAGGTAAAATGGAGGAAGAAGGTAAGGCTCCTAAATTTGGTAAATTAAAAAATATTGCTGGTATACAGAAGGAATTAGTAGAATCAGGTAATAAGTTTATGATTAGTATGTTTAGTGATGCTACTAGTCAAGTTGCTAAAGGATTAGGTGTAGAAGAAGAAATAGAGAAACAAGCTAAGATATATAAAATGTTTACAGGTCTTATAAAACGGGTTTATGGTGAAGATTTACCAAAAGATGTTGAGGGTATACTTAAGTTAAAAAGTCTTTATAAACAAAAAGTTGGTGGAAAGCTTTTTGAAGAAAAACCTATTGATATAAGAATAAGTGCACGTGGTGCTATTAAACGTGGTTTACAACCAGAATTTATAGAAACCATGATGGGTAATGTTATAGGTGCAGGAGCTAAAGAAACTACAGTTCAACCAAGGATTGAAAAAGGCGTTTATGAAAAAATATTAGGTACTAAAGGAAAAGCAGGGATGCTAAGCAGATATAGCAAAGCACTGGGTTTTGAGTCCGCCGGACCTAAAAAGAAAGAAATAGAAAAAGAACTTTTTAAAACATTTAAAGCGGCCGGCAAAACCGATGAAGAAGCTAAAGTTATGGCTGAGAGAGCAGCCGCTTTTGAAGCATCCGCTAATTATTACACAACAGTTAAAAATGAATATGGAAAAGCAACTAAAAGTATAATAGGGCCTAAATTTGTTCAGATAATAGAAGAACCACATGAGACAGAAAAGTGGTCTGCTAAAGGAGTAAAGGAGTTAAAGAAAGGAGCTAAAATAAATTTAGCTGCTTACTCTGCTTATGCTGGTGTTTTTGGTGAACAATCTTCTTTAATGAAGCAAATAAAAGGTGGGACTACTTTAGAGTCTAAAAAACAGTTTGAATATATAAAAGCCTTAGAAGCAATGGCTGTAAAAGGCCCAGGCAAAGAGATGGCAGATGCTTTAATGCAGGGTGTTAGAAAAGTTCCTTTGGGAGAACTACAAGAATTTGAACCACGTACAGGAACATTCAGTAAGGAGGATCTTGAAAGAAGTTTAAAAGGAACAGTTCTAGATATAGAAAAATATGCATCTGATTTTGCTGTAGATTTACCAGCTGGCAAGGGTGCTAAAGGTGAGATGTTAACAAAGCCTTTTTATATCCCAGGGCCATTAGCTAGACAAACATACCCAGAAGAATTATTAGCGGGCGAATATGGCATGGATGAAATAGCAAGATACTTACAGATGGTGATTAACACTGCTAAGGAAACAGAAGCAGCATTCTCTGGTGAAGGATCTAAAGTAAAAGATGTAAATAAGGTTATTAGAGATAAAGTTTTATCCGCTATAGCAAAGGCACAAGAAGGTGGTGTTACAGAAAAAACAGATGTACTTAATAAACTTTGGCAGGGTTTACAAGATATTGAAGTTGATTTTGCTTTCAGAAAAGAAATGGGAGCTCCTGAAGGTACAACAGAAAAACAATATATAACTAAATATTTTGAAAAATTTAAAAGTAGATATGCTCAAACACCAGGCAAAACTGAAGAAGATGCAATGTTGCAAACTATTCGTAGGATGGGTGATATATTAGTAGGTCCTAAACTAGGAGCTAGAAAAGATATAGCGGCCACTAAACCAAGGTTAGCTAAAGAAGTAGAAGCTGGTACTACAGCAGCTTTTGCAAAAAGATTGGGTATAGATATAACTGATGATGAATTTATAGATAAAAAATTAGATCAGTTGAGAAGAGCTAAAGTTACTTATATGAGTGCTTTAGCCAAATCTTTATTGGGTAAAAGCGGCGCTGTACAATCTACATTTTTCGAAAGAAAAGCACCAGCGGTTATGGGTAAAGCTATAAATGCTGTTACTGATAGAACATCCGAGTTAAAAGAATTTAGTAATACATTAAGAAAGTTAGCATCAGAAGCTGGGTTCGAAAAATATATAGAAGCATTTGGCAGTATAGCTAATGTTGTTGATGAAATAGGTGCTGAACACGCAAATATTATATCTAAATATAAAAAATCAGGTGTTCCTGTTTTAAAACAAGAAGAGCTTGGAATACCAGAGTCTATGGCTAAAAAAATGCCAGTCACATTTGAAAAAAGATATGAAATGACATCTGGTATGCCTATACTAACTAATAAACCCAAAGCGGCTACTACTGTAGAATCTAATCTTTCTAAGATGTTGGATTATAAAAAAGAACTAGAAGAAGGTTTAAGTAAAGTAGATATTAAGTCAGACGTAAATGCTATTAAAGATTTCATAGAACAAGAATTAGTTCCTCATGTAGAAACTATGAGGTTCCCTTTCACAGGTGTTTCTTCATTACAACCATATAAAGCCAAAGTATTAAAAGAAGAAGATTATCCAAAAGGAAAATTTGCATACGCAGTGCCGGGTGTGCCTGAAATGAGAATGGCTACTGAGGGTGATAAAACTGGTTTTGTTGAAGTAGTTAAAAAATTAGAAGGAATAAGAGATGATTTTATAAAAGCCAGAGAAGGATTACATACAACATCAGAAGCTGCAGGAATGGAAGCAGATCCATCAAGAGTAAAAGAACTTACTGATAAAATAGGAATGTTAGATGAAGCAATATCAAATGTGTTGCCTAGATATACAGCCATACAACAAAAATTAGATTTTGACGGTGATGAAATAGAAGCACATTCTGGTGTATTAGCGGGGGCTAGACGGGATATAAAGAAACATTTTGATACACTCAATAAATCTACAGACTCTATTGAAACTGCTTGGAGACAAGTTAGAGGTTTTGAAGAAACTACACCAGGAGCCACTAGTTCTAGATTTCCATTTGCTGATTTATTAACATATTTTGAAAGTAAGTGGAAACCTGAAAAAGGATATGAGTTTCTAAAAAGACCAGAAATAACTGAGAAATTAGAATTTTTAAAACCATCAGAAAAATTAGATATTTTATCCGGTGGCGAGCCACAAAAAATAGGCATGTTGTTGAAGGATATTACTTCAAGACAAGTTACAGAGTCAGGTCCTAGAGAAGAGATATTTGCTACTATAGATAAAAATATAAATGAAGGTAATAATACTTCCAAAGCATTATTAGAAGCTATAAAGATGTTAGATTCTGATTTTTCTAAGTTGATAGAAGCAGGTGTTAACGAAAGTCTATATCAGCAAAAATATTCGGATGCTATAATTGGTCAGTTATATAAATTACACACAGGACCAGATGTAGAGGCTGTATATAGAATGCAGAGAGTATCTGAATCTAGAATGGGTTTTGGTGGAGGTATGATAGCACCTGAAGAAGGTGGTTATAGAACCAATGTTTCTGATACTTTCAGAAAAAGGTGGCCAACAGGTTTAAAAATGTTAGGTAAAGTTTCACCTGAATCTGAGATAAGTACCTTCATGAATGAAATAAGTCGTTTTGCACAGCAAAAAGGTATGGATGTTAAATTAGCTGGTGAAAAACCAGTTGGTGGTGAGATGACTTCTTTATTAGGTAAGGGAACAGAGGGTATGGACATCCTGTTAGAAAAAATAGGTTTAGCAGGAGAAAAAGCTAATGATGATTACAAGCAATTAAAAGAATTTGCTGATACAAGTTCTAAAGTTATAGAAAAAAGACTAGGTACTTTACCCACAGAGGCAATAAAGAAAGAAGTTTCTGGATTAAGAAAAGTAAGAGGTATGCCAGAAATTACAATGGGAACCAGAAAACAAGCCGTGGATGAAGCTGTAAAATTGATAGGTTTTGAAGGTTTTCTTAGAGAGTTATCCAAACAAATAGAAGAAGATGCTGTAGAAGCTCTCACTGCTCAACTAGAGGCTATGCCTGAACATAAAAGAAAAAAACGTATGAGTAGAAAATCTTACCTGTCTACCAAAGAATTTGCTGAAGAAGAAATACAGACTAGCGAGAAAATAGGAAAGAAATCTCCTACTGGAATAAGTACGTCTAAAATAATGCAACAGAGAGCACCTTTATATGGTTTTAGGAGCTCTAGCGCTACACAAGATGATATAGTAAAAGCATATAGAGATACTGCAGAGCCAGTTGTAGCTCCAAAGTATTTGAAAGGTGATACTGCTTTAAAATATGAAAAAGCTCAGGAAGTTGCTTTAAGTATAGCCAGATCTTTAAAAGAAGTAGGTCAAATGAGACCTGGTGGTGCTTATAGTGATTTAGTGTTGTCTACTATAGACAATATGTACAAAGAACAAGCAAAGAAAGAATCCACTTTAAACGATTTAAGACAGGAAGGTTATAATATAGGTATAAAACGTGAGACATCTGATATACCACAAAGAATGTTTGAAGAAGGTATGCCTGACATACCATCATTTATTAGAGAACTTATAGATCCTTCAAATACTGCAGCTAACTCTTTACAAGAACTTAAAAAAGAAGTTGATGCTCTTTCTTTATTAGCAGGGGTACCCCCACTTAGTGCTGAAACCAGAAAGCAAATTAAAATAGATATGCCAGAATTAGGTGCCGCTGCCAGAGCAAAATATCCAGAAATAGTAGAAGAAAGTGAAATTGCTAAATCTGAACGAGAGAGTAAAATAAGTGAATTTACTGATTTACTAATTCAAAAGGCTCAAGCAGTTGCTCAAATGGATAGAGCTATAGCTTCTTTAATATCTTCAAAAGGTTTTGAAACTAAATTATTACCCCCAAAAGAGGATGTTAAAAGAGCTTTAAATGAAACTATAAAAGCTACAATAAAAGCCCCAATAGGTAGACCAACTATTGTTGAACCATCAACTACTAGAGAACTTAGACAAGGTATAGAAAAAGCAAGTGATATGTTTTTTTCAAAAACACAAGAGGTAAGTAGAATGCCTGTTGTTGGTGGTCCTACCGGTCCAAGCGATATAGGTCCTAGTGGAACATTAGCTGGAAGGCTTAGTGATGAGGTAGTACGTGTTCATATACAAAGTGTTCAAGAAGGTATAGGGCTATCTTTTACACCTGCCGGCGCCATGCAGGATGTTATAGAGTCTAGAAAACCAGATAGAAAAGGATATACAGATGAATTAAAAGAATTACAAAGAAGATCTGCTGGGGTAACTCAAACTTTAGAAGAAACTTATGCAAATGTTTATAGAGCAAGTGCTCTATCTGGTGGTGGTATATACGGTAGTAAAAAAGGTAGTAGAGAACAACAACAAGTTGAATCTATAAAAGAATATATGAGAACCGGTAAAAAAGAAGTTCCGCCAAAAGCTGAAGCTATGGCATTTGAGGGAACTGTTATACATAAAAAGGAGCAAGATAGATTAATAAAAGAAATAGAGGCACAGACTGGTGGAAAAGAAAAGTACGATGTTGAAAGATATGTTAAATACACCAGTTCAATGGCAAAAGATATAACTGGTCATGTAGATCTAATTAAACAAAGATTAGATGAAGATACTCAGGAATATGTTGATAATAAAATTATAGACATTAAAACTGTTAGTGATAAAATGGTAAAAAGATTTAAAGATTTAGGTGTAGAAAAATTTTCAGATTTACCAGAACTAAAAAAGAAAGGTGGATTAACAGAATACGATGTACAAAAATTAGAAGATGTAGCTTCCCAACTTAATTTATACATAGCTGCTGTAGCACAAGCTAATAGTGTTGCTGCAGATAGTCTTAAAGGCGAAGCTTGGTTTTATGATAGAGATGATATAAAAAATATAGCTAAAGTAAGTTTTGATTTTGATCCTAATAGATTAAAAAAGGATATAGACGCTGTATCTAAAGCAAGAAAGTCCATAGTTTCTGAATATGGTAAAGATGCATTTGCTAAAGCTACACATGTAATAGATTTAGAAAAAGCAGATGCTAAACGTAAAGCTGGAGTAGAACCATTATCTACTAAAGAATGGAAAAGGTTTGAGAATATATCTAAAGAACATAGAAAGATGGTAGAAGATCCAAGCAGTGATTATTGGAAAAGAGAAAAAGATGTAAAACCTAGAAGTATTGATAAAGAAAGACTTAGGGAGGAAAAAGGAAGTCAAAGAGCAAGGTTTGAAAGTTATACAATACCAGAAGCCCCTGTGATGGGAGAAGCAGTTTATGATCAACTAGAAAACCTTAAACTTGTACATAAAGCAGCTAAAGATTATCAATTAAGATCTAAAGGTATAAACATGAAAACTGTTGGTACCGATATTCATGAAAGTTTAGCTCCTATAATAGAAAATGTACAAGAAATAGGACCACAGGGTAATGCATTTTCAGAAGCCATCGAGGATTTAAAATTTGCTGGAATGATTGGTGGTGGTGAAATAAGTAAAGCTTGGAAATATTACAGAATAGCGTTGGGTGATTTTTATATAAAACAAGCTGAAGAAGCTAAAAAATTAGAATCTGATTTACAACAACAAGGTGAGTTAGGTGGAGCAAACGAGGCTTATCAGCAAGCAGAACGTACTATAAATGATATGAAGAAAAGGATGTCTCAATCATTAGGCAAACCTTCTGATATTTATACTGAAATGAGACGTTATATATCTCCAGATATTATGCAGCAATTAGGTTTGTATTTAACACCAGAGCAACTTATTACTAAATCTAAAGGTTCTTTAGGGGATGATGAAAAACTTGATAAAATATTTAAAGAAGGTATTGTTGGTGATGTATTAGAGGGCGGAAAACTTACTGCTCCTATAGAAAAAGTCAGAGATGCTTTAAAAGGAATTAGTGATTTAGATGAAGACATGGTTAAAGTATTAACTGATGCAAACAAGCTTAAAAAGGTAGGACCTGAAATACAAGAAGCTTGGAATTTTGAAAAACTTACTGATAGAGTAACTAAATTAAGAGCGAGTTTAGAAACATTTTTAAGATTTAGATTGCAAGAAGATGACGATGTAGTAGGTAGAAAAAATTTAGAAGATACGTTAAAACTTTTAAAGAGTTTAGAAAACCAGTATTCATCTCTTGGAAGAGTACAAAAAGAAGGCCCTGCCGGTTGGGGACAAATGGGTCTTGTTAAGGTTCCAAAATTTGTTGAACCTAAACAACAATATGCAATGCATATGAGAAACGTCCAAAAGACTAGAGAATATTTTGGAAAGATAGAAGAAAAAGGTGGTCCAAAAGCTGGCGAAAGATACAGCTATATGTTTAAAGTGATAGGTGAATCTGGCGACACAATAAAAAATGCAGTATATGATTTTAGAAAGTATGGAGATGCTGTAAATTTTGCAGGTGAAAAAGTAGGTGTTTTTAAAGAAGATCAGCGCGATATGTTTGAGTTCATGCAGGAAGGCGGTAGGACTTTTAGATCTGCTATTATGCGTGCTATTAGATGGGGCGCTGCTTCTAGAATAGTCTATGGTGGATGGCAGAAATTAGGTCAATCTATAGGATTGCTTGCTGATATTGAAACTGGTATGGCTAATCTAAGAATGGTTATGAGTCCACTAGAAACTGATTTTGGTGGTTTGGGCAAATCTGCTATAGGTTTTGCTAAACAATATGGTGTACCCATGACAGATGTGCTTAAATCTATGAAGATTTTTGCTCAACAAGGTTTAAAGCAGGAAGAAGTTGTAGATAGGACTCAAACTGCTACTTTAGCTTCTAACGTTACTACTTTAAGTGCAACTGAGGCTACGGAAGCTTTAACTGCTGCTATGAAAGTTTTTCGTCAAGAAGGCGAAAGCTCTATGAAATTTATGGACGCTTGGAGTGAGGTTGAAGCTAAGCATGCTATTACATCTGGTGATATGGCAAATGCTTTAAAGAAAGCAGCGTCCGCTGGTAAGAATGCTGGATTTTCTTTTGATGAATTAAATGGTGTTGTAGCAGCTATAGGAGCAGTAACTAGACAAAGTGGTAAAGAAGTGGGTACCGCTATGAGATTTATTTTTAGAAGACTTACTAGTGAAAAAGGTCCAAAAGAATTAGCTAAAATAGGGATACCTGTTTTAACTGATACAGGAGAACTTAGAAAAGGTTTTGACGTTCTAGATGATCTGTCTAAATCTTGGAAAGATTTAACCAGTGCTCAAAGAATGAATATAGCACAGGCTATTGGTGGTACAAGACAATATAATGCTCTCTTAGTTTTAATGGATAATTGGGGTGAAGCTCTTAGTGCTATTAAAGATAGTACTAATTCTAAGGGTTCAGCTGAGAGACGTAATTTAGAAATAATGAAGACTTTTACTAAACAGATGGCGCAGATGAAACAAGCTGCTACTGAAGTTTATATGTCTTTTGGTAAGATTACATTTCCAGCAGCTAAGGTTGGTCTGAAAGGTTTAAAGTTTTTGTTAGAAGCTTTTACTGAGGTGCCTGGTGTTATAAAAGGCGCTATGATAGCGATATCTGGTTTCTTTATTTATATGTCTAAGGGTGCTGATATTATAGATTATTTCTTTGAAAGATGGAGAGGTGGTAAATCTATAATAGGTAATGTTATGAAAGAAATTGGTAATGAATGGACTATGGGAATGTCAGAAATGTTTGGAACTGGCGCTCTTGAGCAGAATTTAAAAACTATAGGTAAAGGTAAAAAAATAAAAATACCTGTGGGTGTTTTTGATGTAAGCCCTAAGGGAGTAGCACAAGAAAGAGTTGTGGAAAGATCAGTACCACAAGGTAAAAAATTAGGAGATTTCCATTCTGTATTAGGTAAAACAACATTTTTACTTAAACAGACTGGTATGGCTTATAATGATTTTATAGGTGATGTAATTAAAGGAAGCGGAGACCTTGCTAAAGATATGGGCGGTCCTTTTGAATATATTTCTAAAAAAATGTATGCTTTAGAGAGTATGTTTAAAAAGCTTACTAGTACTATGGTTAATCCAGAGATGATAATAACGGCGTTAGAAACTGGTGGTTTTGTAGATTTAATTCCTGGAATCATCGGTACTGTAGGAATTGTTGCTAGTAAAGCAACTGGTGATGCTACTAAAGCCGTTTCTAAATTATCAGATTTTGCTGGAGATAAGTTTGGACAGACAGGAAAATCTTTTGTAGAGGGATTTGCTTCCGGTAATACCGATATGGTTAAGGCTTTAGCTCCGTTGGGTGCTACTATTATTGCTCTTTATCCAGCACTTAAATCTTTAAGTGAATATTATATGAAAACTACACAATCTGCACAAGATTATGAAAAGGCTATGTATGGTGTCAGACGTGCTAATGAGAGTCAATTAAAAGGTATTAGAGAATTAATGAGTGGTTATTCAGGTTTAGAAAGTTCCATGGCTGATGTTGCTAAAGTATCAGATCCTAATGTAAAAAAACGAAGACAAGAATTAGGTACTTTTGAAAGTCCATTATTAACTATGTCTTCAATTATTAAAAAATCAAGAGATTTATCAAATAATTTAGCTGACAGTAATATTAATTTAGTAGTAGGTTATGATAAATTTGGTAATGCTATTTTAAATGTTACTGGAAATCTTAAAGATTATTTAAAAACTTTAGAAAATATAAAAGTAAAAGAAGTAGCTAAAGTTGAAATAGATATAGCAGCTAAATTTATTACAGATTTAACAGAAATAGAGGGACCAGAAAAATGGAAATATGCTTTAAAGAATTTACTTAAAGAAGCCCCTGCTTTCGGTGAGGTTTTAGCTAAAGGTATAAAAACATCTCCGGCTAAAGCTATGAATGTAGTTACTGAAAGATTAAATGATATGTTAGCACTAAAAAAGAAATTTCCTATGTCCACAGCTTTTGATAAAGATATAAATAAACATCAAGCTAATTTAAAGAAAGTACGTTCTGGTTTCAGCGCCACATATTCTGATTTTAGAAGAGTCTTATCTGATATAACAACAAAAGGTTTAGGTAAAGATGAGATAGCAGCATTATTAGGCACTAAAGAACTTCGTAAAGGTTATGAATTAATGATTGAAGTTGAACCTAGATTTAATCTTAAGGAAACAAAAGGTAAAGTTGAATGGCAGGATGTATTAGGGGCAGAAGTTATGAGAAGAGCATTTCCTTCTTTTGCTGCTACATTTGATGCCACATCAGTTTTAACTAAAGCAAGATTAGAGACTTCCGGAGCTGTTAAAAGAGAAGGGAAAGCTATGTCTGGTGATGTAGCCTTCTTTATGGATAGTGCTGCTGATAAATATGGTATAGCTGGAAATCAAGCTGTTGTTTCTCTAAAAGAAACTACTGATGGTGTGTTTGATTGGTTTATTACTTATTTCAATAGTAAAACTCTTAAGATAGAAGAAAAACCATTTACAGAAGATTTACAAGGTATGGTTGAAAGTATATTCCCAAAGAATAGAATAGAAGAAGAGTTATCTGAGAGAGTGCAATCTCTAAACGAGTTCGTAGCAGGCGCTTCAGCTGGTTTGAGGGGATTATCTGCTAAAGATTTCAAGAAAGATTTTGGTCTAGGTGAAAGATTTTTCTCTGAAATTCCTACTACTACTATATTACAAGGCCCAAAAGGATTTGTTCCTAGCGCTGCCGGCGGAGCGGGTACTTTTGGCCAATCTCCATTTCAAAAAGATTGGAAAGAAACTACTGAACAATTTTTCTTTAAACCAATGCGTGAATATAGACTTAAAGCTGATCAATTAGATAAACTTAAGCTTGAAGGTTTACAGGGAGGAGAAGTTACTTTAGCAAAAGGTTTATATGAAGAATTAACTAAATTACAAAATACATTAAAAAATAATCAAGTAGTTTTACAATACAGAGCTGTTTTTGCTGATTTAACAAAAACACTAGAAGAAGGAACTAGAGCATTAAAAGAAAATTTAGCAATTGAGAAAAGCAGGTTGAAACTAAGAAAAGGTGTAGCTGGTTATCAAAAAGGTATCCCAGAAGGTTTAGATGATATAGATCTTGGCGTTCAAAAATTTTCTGATTTAACTGTAAAACAAAGAGCACTTATGGCAGGACCTGAATATGGTAAATCAGCTATTAGATTTAGAGAATTGGAAACTAGAAAGGGTGCTGGAGAAGAACAAGTTTACGGTATAGATAGAGCTTTAGTAGCATTAGAGAATATAAGACAAGTTTCTAAGGGGTTTGGTACTTCTTTAAGTCCTGAAGACATGAAAAAATATACTGAAATAATAGCTAAAACTGATGATACAGGTGCACAATCTATAGCGATAGAGACCAGTAAGGTTGTGGATAACACTGCTAGCACTGTTGATAGATTAGATCAAATTTTAGAAAATATGGGAGATGTTAGTGTATTAGAAAAACAATTAGAAAATATAGGTAAAATGTCTCCTAGTTCTATGGTTAGTATGATGGAGAAGGTAGCTAGAGTTAGGGAGAAGAAACTTGAAACTGGTGATAAGGAATCAGTTAGGGCCACTAATAAAACTTTAGATGTATTGGTAAATAGTCTTGTTGAACAAGTAGGAATTAAAAAAGCTATGTCTATGGTTGATAATAGTTTTACATTATTTTCTAAGAGGTTTAAACCAGAAGAATTTACACAAAGAGCTTTTGGTGGATTAGATTTTAAACAGTTTACAACCAGTATGAAAGAAAATTTACCAACCCAGAGATCATTTTTCAAAAGATTTTTAGGGATTGGTGAAAATATATCTGGATTTGATAAAGAAATAAAACCATTGGTTAAATTACAAGATAAAAATAATAAAGAACAATGGGTTAGTTCTAAAGAAATGATTAAATTGTCTGCTGCCATGGCTGTTTGGTCTTCTTTTAATAAACACCAATCAAGTAGAGTTATAAAAGAATTAGAGGGCCAGAAAAAAGAGTATAAAGTTGGAAGTAAGGAAAGAGTAGCTATAGAAAAAGCTATAGAAAAAGAAAGAACAAGCGGTATAATGGAAGGGAGAGGTGGGGAAAATGTCTGGAAATTAGCACAATCATTTTCTTTCTTAACAGGCACTGTTGGTATGTTTGCTAAAGAATTAGGTATGACTGAAAGACAAATAAAAACATTAGGTGGTGCTTCTGCTGGATTATATGCTGGTTTAAAATTAGCTAGTAAAATTACTGGCGATAAATTACCAGAGTCTGCTAAAAAATTTGAAGCTAGTTTAAAAGAAGCAGCACTCACTGGTAAAAAAGGTCCTTTAATAACTGCTAGTGCTGAGTTAGCTAAAGATGCTAAAAAAATGTTTAAAAAAACTGGCGCTATCTCTGAAGAAGAGTATAAAAAAACAGCAACAGATAAGGATTTTAAACAGTTTAAAGACGCTCTGGATTCGGCAGTTACGAAACAAGGTGATATGTCTGATAAAGTTGGAGACTTTTTAAGTAAGGCTAGAAGTCCAAAGGTTGTAGATGAAAGATTTTTAACAAAAATATTAACTACTTATTTAGCAGCAACAGCTGCTGGATATGCTGCCCAAAGAACTGAAGATGAAACACGATTAGCCACACTTAATTCTCAAGCTGAAAAAGAAGCAAAATTATTCGTGGAGATTGTTGAAAAATACCCTAAAGCTGCACAAAAAATGATAGATGCTAGAAAAGAATTAGTAGATAATATAGAAAAAGTAAAACCAGTTCCCACCACAGAGAAATCATTAGTGATGGATACTGAAAAAGAACGGGAAAAAATTGTTGGTGATCTATCTAAAATTAGAAAAGATATTATAAGTGAACATGAAAAAATGAATAGTGAGTTATCTAAAGTAGCTAAAGAAATGGCTAAATTAGAAATAGCAGAAAAGTTTAAGATAGAATTAGAGGAAATGGAACGTGCTATTAAAGATATAGATATTGCTTCAGCCACTCAAAGAGTTTTAGAAACGAGTTTGTCTGGATTTACTGGCGGTTCTGTTTTTGGTGGTGGTACTATAAGACGTGATTTGGGAACCCAGTGGTCTGGTGATGTTTCTAATATGATAGAAGATCGTTTTGAGGATATGTCAAACACACTTAGATTTCCTAAATCTGCTGGTAAGTTAGTTGGTAAATATAAACCCCAATCTGTAGATTATGGTATTAGAGGAATAAGTGAAATGACGCCAGAACAGTATATGGTTCATACTGGAAAAAGAGTTGCTTATAAACCATCATTAGGTCAGTTTTTTGGACAAGAAGTTTCAGGGCCTCAGCGCGGAGAAATGGGAATTGTTACATTATTAAAAGATGTTCTCTCTGGAAAAACTTTAGGTATATCTAAAGTAAGAACTGCTGAAGACATGTTCAGCAATCTTGAAAATATGCAGAAAAAAAGAGAGGTAACAGAAGCTAAATTTATAGAACATATGTCTAGAAGAGAGGAGCTTAGAGGCAGAAAAGGGAAATTATCTGAAACAGAAAGTGCCGAATTAGATAAACTTGATAATATTATAGAATCGCTTGGTGATGGTTTAGTTTCCATGGTAGAAGATATAGCTAAAGCTAAAGATGCTTTGAAAACAAGTTTGGAGGAGGCTGCAGATGTTATAAGACAAAGAGTAACAGCTTTTGATGCTTTAAGAGATCTTAATGAATCTAATATAAATAGAATGTACGGTAATACAGCTGTTGTGAATAGAGGTTTAGCTGGTTTTGGTGGTGGTTATGATCTACCAATGGGCAAGAGAGAAATGTCATTACAACAACGTATTTTTACTGACGCAACTAGCGGTTTCAATGAAAGGACCAATGAGTATGCATATAAATTAAACACTTTAATTCCTAGTATGTCTCAAAATATATCAGAACTCACACAGATGAGAGAGGATGTACCGGTTGGTGACACTGACAGATATAATGAATTAACCAAACAAATAGAAAAGTCAAAAAGTGCTATGGATAAAATGATTGAGAGTACTAGATCTATGGGTGAGGCTCTATTTGTGGCTAATAAATTTGCTGAAGTGATGTATAAGTTCAAAGATGCTATTGAGGATATACAAATAAATGAAACTGTGGAAGGTTTATCAGGTTTTAAAGGTTTTAGAGAAAGCATGGATAAAGTTTTTGGTGGTGCCCACCCATTAGCCCCAGTACAGGTGTCCCCTGAAGAGGAACGAAGGGCTGCACAGGTTGGTATAGAACTTAAAGATTTACGTTCTACCCAATTTGATAAGATGGAAGCAGAATCTAGATATAAATTAAGGTATGGTGGTCTAAAAGGTAAAGATTATAGAGAAGCAACACAACAATATTTAGACATACCAGAACTTAAAGCTAGAGCGGAAGAAGCTTATAAACAAAGACAAGAAGTGTCACAACTTCAAAGACAAGCGGCGCCTTTTGAAGAAATATTGAAAATGTTGCAACGTTTATCTGTATCTGAAACCATAACTCCTGAAAGAAGAGGAGAGGTAATAGCTATGAGGGATTCAATAGCTAATGCTATAGATGGTTTTGGGGATATAATGACTCAACAGCAAAAATTGGATGAGTTAGAAAAAAACAAAGGAATGTTTTCTAAGGAAGAGTATACACAAGTTAAAAAATCAATAGAAGAAGGAGCACCAGAACAATATAAAGGTTTACAAGCTTTCAGTCAAACTGGACTTATGAAAGAATTTGGCGCTGAACTTCAAAAAATGATGCAAGTTACACCGAAACCAGATGATTTAGAAAATATTTTTGGTAAAAGTTTGGGTGATGTTACTTCACGTCAAGATACGCAAATAAAAATATTAACTCAGATAGCTCAAAAAGGATTTGGTCTTTCTCCAGAAGACATGGGTATAGTTTCTCCAAAAGACATTGATAAATCAGGAGTGTTTGAAACTATAATAAGGACACTAAGAAGTGTTGGCAGTGTTTGGGATAAAAAGGCTGGTGGTGGTAGAATTTTTGGGGCTGGTGGTCCACGCGAAGATAAAGTTCCAGCTATGCTAAGTCCTGGTGAATATGTAGTAAGAGCAGCGTCTGCGCAGAAGTTAGGTTATGGAGCTCTTGAACATATGAATCAAAAGGGAGAAGTTCCAGGATTTGCTGAAGGCGGCCGCGCAAAAAGATTTAAAATAGATCAACAGTTTGGCACTATAGAATATACTGCTTATGAAAAATCAGAAGTTAAAGAAGAAAAGAAAAAAGAAGAATTAGTTGCTAAAGAATTAATGAAAAAAACTAAAATAGGTAAAACACTTTCAGATAGACAAAAAAGGTTGAAAGAAGCTTTAGGTTATGCGGGTGGTGGTGCTGTTGAAACATTAAGATCTATGGGCATGTCAGAAGAAGATATTAAGAGAGAACTTGGTGGTCTTGAAGAACCACTGTTAGGTCCTGGTGATATCATAGGTATGGCCGCAGGAGTTGGTAAATTAGCATTAGGTTTAGGTAAAACTGTTGTCAAACAAATAGTTAAAAAACCTAAAACTTATGAAGAACTTCTCAAACCTGGAACTAAAGATGTGATTGATTTTATTAAGAATAGGTTAGCTGAACCAGGTGATTTAGTTACTGAGAGCAAAGCAGCAAGAGATGCGTTAAGTAGTGGAAGGGGCGATTTCCTAAGAAGGCAGGGATTACTTCCTTCTAAGAAATTTTCTAATATAAAGAAAGAACTTCCTGAATTTACAGGTTTTGCGGACGGTGGTAAAGTTTCTTCTGAGGAAGTTTATGGTTTTATTAAGGAAGCCGGTAGAAAACATAATTTGGACCCAGAATTGTTGAGAAGAATGGTAGGGGTTGAAAGTGACTTTGATCCAAGAGCTGTGTCTAAAAAATCAGCTATAGGACTTGCACAAGTTTTATTATCAACTGCTCAAGGAATGGGTTATAAAGGTGATGCTGAAGGACTTAAAGATCCTCGTACAAGTATAATGTATGGAGCACAATATCTTAGACAAATGCTTGATAGATTTGGCAGCATTGAATTGGCTCTTGCAGCATATAATGCTGGTCCTTATGCAGTTGAAAAACATGGAGGAATCCCTCCATATAAGGAAACAAAAAAGCATATACCTAAAGTTTTAAAAGGTTATAAAGGACCTGTTATTTTTCCAGAAGAAAGAAAAACAGGGGCTATGGGGGCACCTAAAAAACTAAAACCAGCAGCTGCTACGACAGGGACTATGGGAGCACCTTCTAAAACTGGTAGAATGGGAAGAGGTTTAAATATACCTGTAAAAGACAAAGTTAGATATTTTACAGATGAGGGTGAAGTGGATAAAGAATTGTATGAAGCAACACTACATGGTGGTTCAGCACAACATAGGACTGATGGATATGAACCAATTTTGGAAGGTAAATCTGTAACTGGTTTTAAAAGAACTGGCACATGGGATGTAGAGGGTGAAAAGGAATGGGAGGGAAGACAATTAGTTGCTTTAGAGGAAAGATCTAAAAAAACAATAAAAGCTTTAAATGCTGGAGTTTATGATTATGATGTTGGTACACCTTTAATTGTTCCAGAGAAAAAAATTCAACTAGAAAAATGGGTAGATGATAAAGAATCAATGGATTGGATAAATTCTGTGGTTGAAGCCAGACGTAAAGAAAGACAAGAAATAATTAAATCTTACCAATCTGGTGGTTTAATTACAGGAATAGATAAAGAGGAAGAAGAAAGATTATATAAAGGTTTTGGCCCAAGAATGTATGGTAGAGAAACATCTAAAAGAGTACAAGATACTTTTAGAACAGATGCTTTAGCTAAAGCAAAACAAAGAGTTAGTGAGGCTACAGCAGATACATTTGAACCTAAAATTGGTGAAACAAAGCGTATAACTCCAGGTAAGGCCAGTGATATAGAGTTTAGAGGGTATAAAATACCAACACCAATATCAAAAGCCGGTAAAGACCAAATATATGGTGGAACTATAACACCAGGTCCTAAAGTTAAAGGAGAACTATACGAGCTTAGGCGAATGCAGGAAAAACTTAAATTTATAGTTGGTAATAAGGAAGAAGTTTATAAACAAAAAGGTTATAATGAAGAACAAAAAGAACAGTTTGATAAATATATTGGATCTCAAAACAATGAAATAAATGATTTAGTTAGTAAAATACAAACTGGCCAAAAATTAAGTGATAATAGAGCATGGGACCCAGAATACAAGAGGAGTTATTTCCCAGATGTAGAGAAGTATCATTCGTTAAAAGAAGGTTTTACGTTTCCTGAAGGTATTTATAGCACCATAAAGAATAAACAATTAATAGAAAAATATAAAGGTTTTGAAAAATTAAATGTATTACCATCAGATCCACATAAGAAAATAATTGGTTTGATTAACGAAGGAAAGAAAAAAGAAGCCAAAGAATTATATGATGATATGTTGAAAACAAGAAAGACTTTTAGTGATCAAGATCTTAGACGTTTTGATTCAATGTCTTTTGGTGACAGACGTAAAAAGAGTGATGATGAATTAGCTAAGTTAAGACTACTTACAGAAGCTACTAGAATTAAAACCTTAGCTGAATTAACGGGTAGAGATCCAAACACAGGTACTTTAGATATTTTACGTAAACTTTTTCCAGAGGCAAAAACCGATGATGAAATTTATAGATTATTAAAAAACAAAAATGAATTATTTATAAAAGAACGCGTTGATAAAGCAGGTTTAAGTGAAAAGACAGCAGCTGAAAATAAACACCATGGCGGAGAAATTAAAAAAACAGGTAATGTTTTTATGCAAAAAGGTGAAATGGTTTATCCTAAAGCGTTTGCTATGGGAGGACCTGTTTATGGTGAATTAGCTAAAGAAGCTACCACTCAGTCTTTAAATAGTATGATGGAAATTAGATTGGATGCTACTGCGCTCAATAATGCAATTAGTAAATTACAAACATTGGAATTAAAAATAGAAGATAAAAAACTTGAAATTGTAGAGCTTCCTAAAATAGAAGTTGACACTGGTAATGTTAATTTAGTAGTAAATGGTGATGAGGCTGCAGCTAAAATACGAGCAGCTGTTGAAGATATAACGATAGATGTTAATTCTACTGGGGCAGTTGGCGCGGAAGAATTAAAAAATGTATCTGATCAACTTGAAAATAGAATAAATAGTTTAAATGTTAATGTAGAGGATTTACAAAATAATTTTAAGATTATATCCTCTGCCGGAGAAAATATAGATATAAATGGTTTACTTAATGCTAAAATTAATGAATATACTTCTGACATTAACAGGGATATAAGTGAAGTTAAGTCTGATATGTCTAATTTGGAGTCTAAAATATCACAAAATCAAAATAGAGTGAATGTGGTTGCTACTGAATTGGATCGTAAAATAATGCACTTACAAAATTTAACTGGTAGGGGGATTTAATGGCTACTAATTCTTTTTGGGAATCTTTTGGTGATTCATCTGCATACCAAGAAGTTAGTGATGGATTTACTGGTAGTTTGGCAGCTCAGGTTGTAGAGTCTTATGGACTGGAATGTTCTACAGATGATATTGGCGGTAGTTTGTCTTCTTTAGATATAAAACAGATGGATGCGTTACAATTAATTAAGATCTCGTTACTACAAGACTCTATTGATAATAGCCATGGCCCATATGAGGCTTATGTAGATTATTCAGATGGTCGTGTGGAGTTTAGGGAGGTAGGCGCATATTCTGCTAGTGTATCTGATATTTATTTTGAAACACAAACGTCCAGATTTGTTGAAAGATGTTCTGGAGCACTTGTTTATGGTGGTAAACCATTAATACAAAGATTAGAAAAACCATGGGTTTCAGTATTTACTGACGGCAAACAAATTTATGATACTACTAATATGACATCCAATTGTCAGAAAGATGGGTTTTCTGCCAGCGCTAAAATAGTTTATAAAGATCCTAATTTAAATACAAATTATAATGATGGTATAGATAATTTATATGATGTAACAGATCCATATGAAAGTGTTGTTGGTTATGGTAGAATGATTAATACACCTGGTATTAGGGATAATACTACTATTACTCATTCAAGACAAACTAGTGTTCCTGTATTAGTGCCTGATGCTATAACTACTTTAGTAAGAAGACCATATGTACCAGCAGGCGATGTTGATTTAGGGTCTGATTGTTGGTCGGTGTATTCTGAAGGGGTTGAAGGTGGAACAGAGATACCTGTAAATGGTGATTTTAGATATAGTACTGCTTACGGTACAACACAAGATAATTTTATAGGTATATCAAAAGTTTATGCTGTAGGAATAGAGTTAGCTGAGTGTGGTTCTAAACCTAAAACATACGAAGCAATGAAAAAAGCAAAAACTGGAACTGATTCTGAAAATGATCATGAAGTATGGGTTAGTATAGATGATACTCAAAAGAAAACCATAGTTTTAAGAGAAGGTGAAGATTATGTAATAAACTATGAGGATGGTTCTAATCCTAGAATACAGTTTGCAAACAACGCTATGCGTTATGATAAAGCTAAATATGGTAAGGATACTATGTATAATGTTAGACGTAATTGTGAATATACTAGAGGTAAAGATGAATTGTTAAATCAAATTGGAATTATTTTACCTACTAAAAATATGGGTATTCTAGTTTCAGAGATTTGGGTTATGGTAGATATAGCTACTCCCTCTATTTTTATAAATGATCCTAATGGTAATGCTAGACAAATAGCAGAAAATTTGGAATATGAATTAATGCCTATAGTAATATACGAAGAACCACAACCAATAGGGTTCAATGGTAGATTAATAGACCAAAGAGATGGTATTACTGATAAAGACCCTACAACAAGGCAGGCCTCGTTTAATGCTACCCAATTGGAGCAGGCTATGCAACAATTAAATGGTGGTGGTGGTATTACATTGAATTTATCTTTTTTAGATGGCCCAGCAGTTGCTTCTCTTTCAGGTTTATTATATAGATATATGAACAGTGGTGATGGTATTGAGACTGTATATACATGTGGACCTGATTGTAATCCAAAGTTAGGTGGTTATCATTCGTCTGGTGGAGTCATAAATAAAATAACACATTCATATACTGATAGTGGTTCTTATACTGTTTCTGTATATGAAAGTAATAGATTAATAGAAGATACTGATTTAGTAGGTATCAGTGGTGGTCCTTATTTTAAAAGATCAGAATCACCTTCAGTACGAGGAACAGTGATAGCTGATTTAGGTAACCATATTCATTATAGAGTAAGGGTAGATGGTTTTGGTGAACAACTTGCTATAAATTGTCAGTCTGAGGTGTTAAGGGTTGGAGATAAAATAACTTGTACTATACACAACAATCCAGTGGAACAATAAGGAGGATAATTAATGGGAATTAGTCAGGTAAAGGTAAGAGCAAAAATAACTATAGGAACCAGTTTAACTGTGGAGACTCCATATGTATTAAGATTTGATGTAAATAAAGTAAGAGGTCAAATATCTACTTTTAGCGCATCTCTTAAAGTACATGGAGATGTTATTACGCAGTCTATAGCTGGTGATAATATTAAAATATATGCTGGTACTTCTTCTAATTATATAAGTAATATAATTTTTTCTGGTATAGTAAAATCTATACAGATATCTCCTTGTTGGGATGATCCACAATATGTTTTTATGAATGTAAGTGGTGAAGATATTTTAAGTATGTTGCGCGGTAAGAAGTATACAAGAAGAAGTACAGCTAGTACAGCTTCTTGGGTTTCTATAGACGGTATAACTAGGAAAGGTTTGAGAAGTGGTAAATTTAAAGCTACATTTGAAAATAGAGTAGACACCTTACAAGATGATTTAACACATATTACAGCTGTTGAAACTTCAGATATACACGATTCAAAAAAGGCTGATAAACATGTAAACGATACTAAGACTCCAAAATCATCTGCTCAGGCAAGCAATAGGATAAATTAAGGAGGAGGGTGGTAATAAAATGTCTAATGATTTTTCTTCACAAACATCTTTATATTTAATACCAGGTATGAGAGTAGAACTTTGGATACCTATAAATACTAAAGATAATATAGCAATGTTTCCTACACAGGACGTAAGTTATAAAGTAGGTGATATTGTTTATGAATTGACTAATAGTTTTTATGAAGAATCACAAGGTACTGTGGGGGAAATAGTAAGGGCTATTCCTGATGAGTACCAAAGATTTGGTGTAGAATATTGGCATAAAAAACCAGAAGAAAATACGATATGGTATATAAGTGCTCACCCAGATATAAAACTTATTTGGAATGTAATTGCTGTACCAATTCATGATCACTCATCTATTGTTCAAGGCGGACCTGCATATGGTACATATTTTAGTGATGACATAGAGGCTGAAGGAGAATAAAATGGCATATATAGTAGGTGGACCTAGAGGAAGCACAGGTTGTTGTCAGTTAGTTGGTAATTTACATCTATCTGGTTTTAATGGATGTGTAACTTCTATTAGTGTTAGTGCTAATACTGAAATAAATGCACAGTGTGCAGAACCTAGAACAGGTCCTACTATAGGTAATGTATCTTTAAGTGGTTATGCGTCTACTAGTACTTATGTGGGTTGTCCAAGCCAGGCTGGTGTTTCTATAAATTGGATTAGAAAATATGATTGTGTAAATGACATTGTTTATTTTATACATTCAGGGCAAGGATCGTCTTTTATATCAGGACCTCTTACTGGAATTACTTATGTGCACATGAATCAGAGTACTGGAAGAACTTACCCAATAATTAATGCTAGTTCTAGTTCAGGCCCGACAGGTTTGTATCTAGAAACCAATAGGGAAGATGGTTATGGTATGGGATATACCGGCGATATTTTTACTTTTAATACTTCAAATGAAAATGATTTGATAGTATCTAATTTCGGAGTTGGAAGTGGTGATATGTATTTGCAAAATTTTAGTTTATCGGCAAATCCAGGGAATTATCCAACAGTTTCATATTCTTTTCTATTCACTATTTCTGAAGGGGGTTTTTAAATGGCTGACAATGTAATTGTAATAGATGGCTCTACATATGGGTCTAGTTGGTCTGGTGATGGTACTGTTTTTACTGGCCAGCATTATAGATTAAGAGCTGGTGCTCCTATGCCTATAGCTGGAGGTGGTTTTGTATTACACACATTTAAAGCAGAGCTAACTGATGTAGATGTATATATGTGTACAGAGTCATTACCTGGAAGTGATCAGTTTAGAGGTCAAAGGGGCGATTATTTATCTGCTAGTTTTTCTAGATTAAATATAAAAGGTGGAAATACTTTTCAAGGTAAAATTACTAGAAATCTTAGGTATATTACTGAAGGTAGTGTTTTTACATTTGGTTAATAAAGGAGGGGTTTGTTGTGGCATCATTTATAGAATGTACATCATTAAATTTTTCTTATGATATCCTTGGTTTGGTAACAGTTAGTTATACAATGGTACATAATACCGCTAACTTAACTGTAGATACTAGTATTGATGCCGGCGGACAAACTTTTAGAGGGTATGTTATGGATGCATCTATGAACCCTATACCTAATACTATTGGATGGTATGAAACACATGTAACTTTAATTGCTACTACTAATTAATAGGGAGACTATATATGGCTTGTGGAGGATGTTCTAAGAAAAAAGCTGCTAGGCGAGTAACAGCTGTTAATAAAGATGGTGTTATGGGTGGATATGGACATTTAACTGATAGACAAATTAAAGCTAGGTTGGAAGTTTATAAGAAAAAATATTGTAAGGATTGTGATAAACGTTATGAGTGTGATTACAAAATGTATGTAGAATGTAAAAAAAATAAATAAAGTAACCTTTGTAATAATAGAGGAATTAACTAATTGAGGAGGTTTATAATGAGCATTGTAATAGGAGCAACTACAACGGTTTCTTTTCCATATGGTGAATGTGTTGTGTCTGTAAGCTGGGGTTATAATCCAAATGTGCAAAGATTATATTGTTTGGGCAGTTGGGATGTTTTTGATACAATAGAAAAACCTACTGAAACTTTTAATGTAACCATATATGCTCCTGGAAGTTCAATGAATGTGTTACCCACTGGTGAATGTGCTAATGCCTCTCCTCTAATAACAGCTTCAGTTTCACCTACAGTTTGTGGTGATCCTGTGCCGGGCGTTTCCGGCGATTGGTATTTAACAAGTTATGGTTTTAATAAAGACGATCCGGTTGGTCCAGGACAGGAAACGTGGTCAATGACTAGATGGGTTGCTGGTGGTAGCACACCACTTCCTACTTATGTTATCAGAGGTATAGCCGAAGGCCAAGCCTCTAATGTTGATGGTGTAGTTAATTCCGGAGTTATTTTTACTGGGATAACTACAGAAGCAACAACTGGTAGTGTTTCTGCCGGCGCTGTTAGTGTAGGAAGGGCTTATACTAATACTGTTGGTCAAGTAGTCAGTGTTGGTGGCGGAACAAATGCAGGAGGAGAAACAGGAACAGCAAGTGTATCAATACCATATACACCATTATGGTTATAAAGGAGAAGGATTATGGCTAAATTTTTATTATCTGAAAAATACAGGCTTGAGTTTCATTGGAAAAAAGTTAAATATGAATGTGAAGGAATTTGTAATTTAGAGAAAGCTTATTTTTCTGGTCCAGCTTTATTAGATGCTGAAGAGGTTTTACCTAATGATGAGATTTTGTTAGATTTTTATTCACAATATATTGTTTTAGTCAAAAATGTTTATGTAGGAAAATTATCGTGGAGCGCTGTAAAATATAATAAGAATAATATTATAAGTTTAACGGATGCTAAAATAACACATACCACAGAGTTAAATAGAGTCCCAAAACTTAATAATAATGATTACTTAGTTATAGACACAAGAAATCATGAAGCAGCAGTCCACATGTTTAATTTAACTTATAAAACATATGTTGTTAATAAAGCTGGAGAACCGTATAATTTTAAAAGATAAAGGAATAAAAAATGGCAAGATGTAGACCAGATTGTGTTACAACTTATTCAGGCACCAACAGAGAGAAGTGGGACTATGTAAGAAGCCTTTATTTTGGAGATTATGTGGAAATTAGAGCTGTTGATGATGAGGCAAGGATTGCATATGAAATTGCATTAACGGCTTTGTTTGGTGAGGACGAGGCTTCTTGGCTTGCGCGCGCAGCTAGCACACCATTTGAGAGATGGATGCAGTGGAAATATGAATATGGTACTGGGGCTTATGCTAATTTACCACAATATAAAATTGATAACCATGTGGGACGTTGTTATGCTGCATGCCCTTATTCTACAGAAGCAACAGATTTAAGATCAGAACATATGTTGGGTGCAGTACCAACAAAAGTTACTCATACAGTAGGTGATGTGACACATTATATGGAGATAGCTTATCAAGGAAAATGGGGGTTTAGATGTACATATGATGGCTGTCCATATTATTTGACAAACGGAGTTAGATATTTTTATTGTTAAAATTATATAGGGGGTATTTAAAACATGGCTATAAATATAAGCACACAAGATTTAATAAATTATCCAGGCACAGTTAAAACTGTTACTGTAGATCAAAGTTCAATAGTTCCTGCAGGGTATGAAGGGGATGAGCAGTATGTTCAAAAATTTTCTACTACTGCTTATAGTGACATAGCTACTACTACAGCTATTCAGGCTATATATGTTACTAATTTTAAAGCAGGGTGGTGTAAAAGTTCTGGTTTTGCAGGCGCCGGCGGAAAATTTAGTTTAGATTCAACTCATTATAAACTTAATGTTAAAATAGATGCTACTACAACTACAAGTGGAAGTAGTATAGGTGATGGTTATTATGAAATATCATTATCCTATAACGTAGATGAAACACCAGTAGATGGTAGTGCTGTTGCTGCTGATATGGAAGAAAAAATAAGAGCTATATCATTACATACAGAAGACACTGGATTTTCTCTTCCTTATTTAAATGCTTCTGTAGAGTATACAGATGGTAAATTTTATATAGTTTCAGGAAGTATAGGTAATTATTTCAGTGGAGATGATAGAAGTTCTGTTAAAGTGATGGCTGCAGCTGCAACTGATTGTTCTATAGAATTAGGATTTAATTTATCATTAGATAGTGAAACATTAGATGGTATTGCAATTAAAGAATCTTATATAACATCTAGTTATACTACTGATACTACACCTTTAGTTATAGCTGCCGGTACTGGTGTTACAGCTGGTGATTGTTTAATGATAACTGATGGGACTAACACTGATTATTTTACTGCTATATCAGGAACTACTAGTACTAGTGTTGTGGTACCTACTAGTGGTAATAATAGTTATGTTGGTATAGCTAATGATTATACTACTGTTAGTGGTGCTAGAGTACAAATTCTTAATCAACAAGATCCTGAAGGTACACCCACTATGTGGTATAAAGATATAGATTCTATAGTTCGTTGGGGTGTAAAGTCTATTGTTAATCAAATAGATTATTCTAGTTAATTTGTAAATTGAGGTGTTTAGATGGCACAGTTTTTAATTAGAAATTCACTTAATCCACAAAAAGTGGTTAGTTGTGGTATAACTTTTGAACAAGTAACTACCAAAGGTGGTATGGGTGAGCCAATTTGGGTAATAGAGTTGGCTACAGATGAGCCTCATAAAAATGGTGGTAATATACCTCCTGAATTTATAAATTTAACTAGTTTAGATAATTTAGATGAAGAAATAGAAAAAGCGGTTGAAATACTATCTGAAAAGATTGATTGGACTCCGTTAGAAATTGATTTAAGACCCCCATTTGTTGAATCATGTTACCCATCAAGTTATGAAGTAGATATAGAAAGTTCTATAGAAATAATTTTAAAAGATTTATTACCAGCCGCCGGAATAGATATAGATAGTATAAACATGACGATAAATGATTTTGATGTCACATCAGAATTAGAAATAAGTGGTGATCCTTATGAATATACTTTAAAATGGAAACCATTTATACGTGTTTATAGTGAAGAATAAGGTTTATAGGAGGAATTTATGGTTAAGGCAGAGGAATTTTGGAGTTTTTTATGTAACGAATTAGATTACAGGTTTTTTGCTGGCATACCATGTAAAGGATTAAAACCCTTATATGATACAATGAGCCCAGAATTTATGCATTATATACCAGCTGTTAATGAACGTGTTGCCGCAGGAATGTGTAATGGTGCTCGTCTTGCTGGTGTGAAAAGTGCTATGTTAATAGATTTAAAAAATATATATTCTATATTTGATTTAATATTTAATTTTAACAGTATCTATAAGATTCCATTTTTAATTATAGCATATGAAAATAATAAAATTAATTTAAATAAAATAGGTTTTGATGTAAAGCATAAATATTTAAGTAAGACTTTATTTAAGCCAAGTTTGAGGAAATTTGTAAAGGTTGTGGAAGAGGATAATACAACAGGAATTGTAATTATAAAGGAGGGGGTATTAGAATGAAACGTTTTACATTAAGTAGACTTTTTTTATCTTTATTGGAAGATAATGATGTGGTGATTGTAGCTGGAAAAGGTCTGTGTGAAGAGGCTCATAGATATGATAAAAAAGGTTATTTTTATATAGAAAATTCTAATGGTGTAGCATCATCTTTAGCCCTTGGTATAGCAATACACACAGATAAAAGAGTTTTTGTTTTATGTAGTGATTGTGATTTTTTGAAAGAACTGGGCACCGCACCCCAAATATCAGTTAGTAGATGTAATAATATTTTTTATGTAATATTTAATGAAGGCATCTATTCTGATGAAGGTAGTTTTCCCACTATAATAGAATCAATACCTTCTTTCATGGGTATGTTATTTGATTTTGGTTTTGGTGTTAGTAATTATTCAGATTTTTTTTATAAAAAAGGGTCTATGAAGCAATTAAAACATGTCCTTAGTAGAACAAAAGGTCCAAGGGCCATAGTTATAAATGTAGGTGATGGATACAAAAAATTTGATGAAATACCTTATTCAGAGATAGAATTAAAAGATAGAATAAGTGAGTTTATATGTAATATTGATTTAGGAACATCAATGGCTAAAAGTTAGTTTTATTACATTGGAGGAATACCAATATGGCTTATGAGAATATAACATTTAGAAAAAGAAACGTGGTTATGGTAGATGGTTATTTTTATATGATTGATGAGGATTTGGATAATTTGGTTGTTAAAACAGATGATGGTACACAAGCATTTTCTTATCCTCTTGATACTACTATTACTACAGAAATTTCAAGTTTAGAATATGATGGAAGAAATTTTTGGACCTTAGAAAACTTAGCTGCTAATGATATTAGGATTAGAAGATGGTATATAGATAACTATGTTTTAAAGTTGAGAACCACTTTTAGTTTAGTTGAGACAGGCAGCCATAAGTATGAATCTGATGCTTTTACTGTTGAGCATTATCATATAGAATTTAGTGGTGATGAGGTTGTTGGACAAAATATATTAAGTATCACAGATGGTTCCAAATTATCAAGTGGTATGACTATAACTTTAGGTCCTAATTCTTCTGGTCAAGTAGAAGAATGTACTGTTAACTCGGCAGGCGCTGATTGGGTTCAAATTAATGGAACAACCACATATGCTTATAGTAGTGGAGATTCAATTTGTTTTTATAATAATTTTTGGATTTTTAACGATTGGGATGGTTTAGATTCTACTGGTGCATTATATAAATTTAGTGCTTATACTGGATCTCTTGTAACAAAGTATTCTGGCGGAGCTTATGAGTCTGTAGATGCATGTACTTTTTATGATATGTCTGATGTTTATGGCGCAGGATCAGATGCTATATGTTATATAAAAGGTACCAATATGATATTTTTAGATCCAGATGATATAACTATTAGTTTTGGATCTATGGTGATGGATGCCGTGGAAGATGATAATGCAACTGTTATATCTATTTATGATGTGACTATTGAAGGTGATAATGTTTATAGGTTACAATTGAAAGCTACGTATTATGGTACTACTTATACTTTTGCTAACAGTAACTACAGTTATCAACTTTCAACATTAAATCCATTTATAACAAGTATTAGTTTAAGTGCTGCTCCTGCTATATTACCAGCAGATTTAGTAAGTTCAAGTATTATTACAGCCATTGTTAAAGACCAATTTTTAAATCCTATTGCAAGTAAATTAGTTTATTTCACCGATGATGATTCTAATGGTTATATTGTTACTTCACCTGTTACTACAGATAGTAATGGTGTAGCTACAACAAGTTATAAAGCCGGCAATACAGCTAATGAAGTGAGGATTACTGTAACGGCTCAACAATAAAGGACGGTGTAAGTGGCTGAAAATATACATTTGAAATATTCAAATTTTTGTTTAGGTCCTAGAGCTACCACTTTTTGTAGTATTAATCAAGATGATGCTACAACAATATTGAGAATTAAAAACTCTACTGGTGGTTTGCTTGGTGATTATTTTTTATCTTCTAATATTATAAATGAATTAATACATTTAGAATATGTTGGGCCTTCTAATCTAACTGAGGAAATAGATGGATTAACTTTTTTTACTATAGAAAAAGTAGATTCTACTAGATGTATTATAAAGCGATACGAAATGCGGACAAGCTCTAATCAATTAAATATGAAGCAACAAATCGTTAAATATACATCAGGTCTTTATTATTATGATATTAATGCTGCTGCGGTAGAACATTATGAGAGAACTTTTTCTCTTCATAATCCTGGAGGAATAAATTATTTAAATATAAATAATACAAATAGGTTAACTTCAGGAACAAGATTATTTTTAGGGCCTAGTAGTGATTCAGATAATGTCGGCGCTGCAGAGTTTGTTATAGTTAGTCATATAATAGGAAGCACAGTTTATTTGACATCCGATTTAGTTTATCAATATATTATAGGAGATCAAATTTCTTTTTATACTGATGTTTATTTGATAAGTAATTTAGGTATGGGTGGGGATACTTCTAGAGGAACTATATTTAAAGTTGATGCAGATAGTGGAAGTGTCAGTGATATAAATACCGATAAAGTTTATAGAAATATAAGTGCGGCGAGATGGTATCCTCTCAGTGAAACTGTAGCTTCTATAAGCAACAATAATTTATTTTTTATAAATCCTTACGCTTCTTATTATAACTGGAAATCAGTGTTTTTAAATAATATAGAAGATGATAATTCAACTTTAATTTCTAATTATGATGTAGTATTTGAAGACTATAATATATATCTTTTAGCTAATAAAAAAACTATAAGAGATGATGATGGTAATAGAACTACTGAGGATTGGGGCACTTGGTATAATTATGTACCTAATGGTATAGTCCCCTATTCTAATAGTATTGAAATTTATGTTGATGATAATGTAATAATTGGAGATTTAGGTTCTATTACTTTATATGTAAAAGTAGTAGATCAATTTGGTGTTGGTCTTTCTGGTAAGACTGTTTATTTTACTATGAGCCCTGGTGGGCTTGGTTATTTTACCCCAGTGGGTGCTCAAGTTGATACAGATATAAATGGAGAGGCTAGTATTATTTTTACTTTTTATGGTGCCGGGGAAGAAGTTGAGAATAGGGATATAGAAATAATGTGTAAAACAGATGGTTCATCAGCATCTTTTACTGGTAGCGCTTATATATGGAATTCTATAAAAATTTTTCAAGAATTAAAAGGATTAAATGAAGGAAGATTAGATGCTTGGGATGATGAATCTGATAGTGAATTAGGTATGATAGCCACTTATTCTGGTATCTCAAGTGAAAATGATATATTTACTAAATCTTTTTTTACTAATCCAGGTGGTGATTGGTCTCAAAACCCTCAAACAGCTGTACAGGTAGCTACCTATTTACCAGGAATAGTTGTTGGCGATGGTGAAGGACCAGTATATAGTTTTTCAGCACCTAGTTATTTTTCGAACCCAGATGTATTAAATCCTATGCCAAACAATTTACGACAAGTTGAAGAATTTAATAGTGTAGGTCAAGCAAGGCAGTTAAAGAATTTTAAATGTTTAACCGAGTATGATGCCGGCGCATTTAAATATGAGGAGCCTTATTCTATAGTACAACAAATAATAGAGTCTTTCGACCTACAACTTAGTCAGTTAAAAACAAGCGGTCATACATATTGGATTGGAGCAACACCTTATGATTATTTATGGACACATACCAATTTAGATCAATTTATATTTGTAGACGAAGCTATCCCAGCATTTTGGAGTGTAAAAAATTCAATAGATACAAATATTTGGATAAGACTGAGACCTTATGCTTATAGTTTATCACAAGCGACACTTAGAATGTTTGTTAGAGAAATTTGGTGGGCCGGAGATACAGGATATGTTGATGTATCTTCTCAATTATCTATAGATGATTTTGATGCTGGTGGTGGTGTATTAGGTTTAGAGGTAACTTATAATCCAATACAAGATTTTCATAATGATTCTATAGTATATGTTTTTATAGAGGTCTATGATATAGCACCAAGTCCTAATCGTATTACAACAAATTATTGGTTTGAAGTAATACCAGATTATAAAGCACCTTATCTTGAAAATTTAAGCCCGAGCCGAGAGCAGGATAATGTTAATGTGGATACTGATGTTTATTTTGAAATTAAAGATGATGGTGCAGGTGTAGATATAAATACTTTAGAACTATACATTAATTCAAGAATTGTTACACCAACAAGTATAATTAAAGTAAGTGATCATCACTACAAGGTTACTTATACACCTTCAACCAATTTCTTTTTTGATAAAAGAATTACAGTTGGAGTTATAGTTGATGATTTAACTGATTATGATAATTGGTTAAATGATAGATATGCATTTTATACAATAGAAAGTGATGAAATATATTTTACAGAATTTTCACCTGGTGCTTGTAAGCGTGGTTTATCAAGATTTACGGACGTCTCATTTCTCGCGCTGGGAATTGGTTCAGGTGTGGATAGAGATACTCTTAGATTACAAGTAAGAGAGAAGGATGTGACAGATCAATCTACAATAGTACCGGTTATTTATAGAATATCTTAAATAAATAATGTAACTTGTCTAATAGGTAGGAGGTAATGAAACATGGCGACACCAACAATAACGTTTTTATTTAATAGTACTGATAGTGATATAGCTTATAGCGGAGCCGGGACCCCCAATGCTACTTATAGCGGTATAAATATCAATTCTGATAAATTAATATTTACTGGAGGTGGTATTCAAGATGATTTACTCACAATACCTACCTGTGCAAGTGGTACAAGATCTGCTACAATAAGACCCAGTGTTACAAGTTATGTTATACCAGAAACTTATATTGAAAATTCATTGCTTATGACACATATACCATTAGTAGGTTATAATGCAAATAGATATTGTATGTGTGTATACGTAGATGGTACGGCTACAAGTGATGTTTATTTAGAGGCGTGGGATGATAACACACTTTCTACAACCAACCTACCAGTTCTTCAAGGATCTGCAAATTCCAGTAATGAAAGTTATGTTAATGCTATAAGAACAACTGCTTCTGCGCCGCCTTGGGGACCAGGTTGGGATGGAAACAGTGCTGGAGCAGCTTTTTTAAGAGGTACAAGTGATAGAGTAGCTCTGTCAAACACTTCTACGGTGACTGACAAGGCTCTTTATTTTAATATTTATATACGCTTAGAGACAGATTCATCTACATTTCATAATACGCCAGTATTGGCATTTAGATATTTATATACTTAAAGTTAAGGGAGAGGGGACAATGAATAATTTTAAACATATGACTAAGGAAGATGGAAAGATTTATGGAAGACATAATGTGGTAACTAGTGTTAATCCACATCAATGTCATTTTGTAGCAGAATATCCAGACGGTAAAATTATAAAAGGAAATAATTTGTTTACAACTGGTTGGGATAATATTCCTAATGGTTTATCAATGTTAAGATATGTTTTAAGTACTGGGCATTTAATTCAGATACCAAGGTTTAAAGCATACTTACCTTTAATAGAAACAAGTCTTGGTATGGATGGAAGTAGAGTTTTTCATTCAATAAATGTTAAATGTTTAGGTAATAAAGAGGTTATAATTTATAGAATAATTTTAAGACGGGATAATATTTCCAAACTTAAAATAGGTGATGTGGTTATGGGTAAAGAAAAAAGACCAAAAGAATTTAATAAGTCTTGGAAATTTACAAGTTAAAAGGAGAATTAAATCATGGCAGTAACTATAGAAACTAAATTTTATGAAGAACAAGATGAAGACACTCCTGGTGATTGGGAAGTAGGAGAATGGCATACATTATCTAAAATAGTGTTTACAAGTCCTAATATGGATAGTCCTAATACAGTTGGAACTAGATCTCATATTTTGCCCGGCGGTGGAGTAGATCTGGGACTTTGGTATGAGGACACATCATATATGTATAGAATAGCTGACTGCCAACAAGTTACATGGGAGCAATACACAAATTGTAGTGGTACTTTGGTTAGTGGAACATGTGTAAGTGGTAGTGGTTATAGTTGTTTTTGCCAATCTAATTCCGTTAATTTCCAACTGACAGCAGGTGAATGTTATGATTGTAGATTAACAGCGTGGGATGATGCAACCCACAGTACTACCCTCAATGAAATTATTCTAGGACAACATTGTAGAGTGTCTGCTTTTGCTTTTAATTACGAAGGTATTGATTTTCAAAATCCATCAGCCGTAAATGTTGTTCATGCGCCTGTTTATAATAATGTATTGCAAGGTAATGTAGGTGGTAAATATTATGGAGATTTTGATATGGTTTATAGGGCAGCCGGTGGCGGAACAACCGGAGATTATTTAATATTTAAGCCAATGTTGGATGGTTTACATTCTGGAATTAGTTACGGTGTTCATGATTTTGTGATTGTGCTTCATTATTCATACACGTAATATAGGAGAGGTAAATGCCGGATGGTACAAATAATATATATATTGACGCTACTTTCTCTACAACTTCTGATAATGAAGAGGATGTTACTAGTGAATTAACTTTAGCAGATGCTGATGTGATCGGCGCATATAATATGCCGGTTATCTATACAACAGCAGTTCTTACTCCGGCAGAACAATTAGTTAATGTTATATATTCCACAGGTACTGGCACAGTGAGTGGAACTGTAGAAAGATATATAGAATATACCATAAGCCCTTCTGTGAGTGGAATTTATACAAGTTTAATTGATTATACTATTGGAGCAACAATATCTGGTAGTTCAAGTAAATATGTTGATTGTTTTCTAGCAGGTTATACTGGAATTTCTGGAGTTCCAAATATAATACCTGCTGTACAAAACACACTGATTGATTATATTGTAGGTCAGACATTTAATGAATTAGATATAAATATTAACACCTTTTATTGGAACTGGCCAGTTTTTTCTGGTATAGTAAGTTTTCCAACACAATATACATATTTACCTGGAATAAATACAAGTATAGATAGAACAGCATACATTACTTTAGGCTCGCCATCTACAATGTATTCTGGAACACAAACTGGCTATGTGAATGTAGAATTTGCTGGTTGGGTAAATTACCCATTGGAATTTGATTTATATTGTACATTACAAGACACAAAATATATTGATTCAGAACTTACAGTTATAAGTGGTGCAGTTAATTTTTACTTGTCAGATATTATATGTGCTGTGTCTGGTACACAAAATTTTGATTTTGAAACTTATTGTTGTTTAGAAAATTTTTCTAAAATATATTCAGAATTAACAGTCATACTTGGTTCGGTAGATAAATTGAATTGTGATTTTTATTGTTCCGGCCAAACTGTAGATTATTTAAGTTTTGATATAGATTTACTATCTTTAAAAATTTCAAATTTTTTACCAATAGAAGAAGATTACGCTTATGTTAATGATGGCATCTCGGTTGATATAACAGATGATGTTTATAATGTTTTAACATCGATGTCAGGAATTCCTTGTTCTGGAACTTGTTGTTTAAAAGTGGATGATGAGGTTGTTCCAGTAACATTTTCAGGTATAACTGATGGTTATACGATGTATTATAATCCAGTCGATAATTTTAGTTCATTAACAGGAAGCACAACATTTACAGTTCACGCAGAAAATTCTAATGGTGATATTTTAGAGAGAGATTATTATCTAACTTATGGTTATTTAGTTGATTATGATAACATAGATAGAATAGGTTTTGATTATGGTATTGATACACAAGTTCTTGTAAGAATGTCAGCAGAGAATTTAGCCACGTGCCCTAAGTATTCTGCTGATGCTTATTGGTTTGAAACGAGAGATTATTTCCAAAAAGATTTAAATGTAAGTATTATTGGGGAATTACCTGATATTATATCCGATGAAGTTAGTTTGGGAGCGTCAATTAATCCTCAATCAACAGCATTTTTCTACGGTAAAATATTTAGAGTAGTACTAAATGCTAAGGATTTTACAGGTAATGAAATGGAATCTTATGAATTTGAATTTAAAATAGAAGATGTTTCATAATAATTTAACCTCATAATAAATAAAGGGTTGATTTTTTTAATCCTATAAAAAAGAAGGAGGAATTAATATGGCTGCTATAACTAGATGGTGTGAATATTCTGTGGCCGCAGAAGGAGTAATAAGTGAAGGTGGTGCCACAATATCAGGAGTAGGAACTCGTGGTTATGTGCTGGCTAATTCTAGTGTGGGAGACTCATTTAGTTTAGGGTCATCTAATAATAGATTATATATTGATTTAGATGGTGATACTTCTACATATGTTACATTAGTTAGTGGAACTGATACAGATCCCAGATCAGTTGCAAGAGATATAACTGAAAAAATACATGCTACCGGAAAATCAGGCGGGTATGAAAATGCTCAGTGTGTTTGGGAGAATAATAAATTAAAAATCTATTCTGGAACTCTTGGTTCAAGTAGTTCAGTTGCAGTTTCAAGTGGTACTAACACAGCACATTTAGAGTTAGGTTTTGGGTCTAAAACTGAAACTGGCGGGTCAGCATCAGGTAATACTTATGTTGGTGGATTAACTACAAGTGGTACTTATAGTGGATTTTTAGATGAAACGTATCGTATTTTAATAAATAAAGAATTACAAATAGGAACGCCAAGTAAAGGTGGAGGTAATAGTTATTTAGGTACTATATCTACTGGGGGTGTATTTCAACACGGCAGTAATATAACTTACGTCATTAGTATAGATATAACAAATGGTTCTACTATGGGAGCTGGTACTGGTAATGTTCCAAGTATGTCTTGGACATCAACTGGTAGTGCTGATGATGGTGGTCCTATAGAACTTTTATTCCCTAATTATTGGTACAAACTTGGGACTAAAGGAGTCATGGTTAAATTTACTGATGCTGTATTTAATACCTGTGATCCAGCTTGGACTATTATTTGTACTTATGCATCTGAGGCAGTAACTGGTAATGCTCAGGCGGCAGCAGGAACTGCAAAATATATTTGGTCAAGTACTAGAGGAGATGATGCTGCAGCTGCAATTACAACCTCAGACGCATCTTTTGTTAGATTAGGAACCAGAGGCGTTTATGTAAAATGGACTGGCTCTGGTAATTTTTTAGCTGGTGATGAGTTCTATGTAATTTGTAAAGCACCACAACCAACTAGTTATGGTATTACAACACTAAATTATGGAAATGTTACTGTTAGCACAAACAGTGCCGTGAAATGTGTTATGTTTGAGATTATGAGTGGTGGTGTAGAGATGTCTACTGTTAAATTTGGTTTACAAAGTCACGGTACCTTTTCTCATCATGATGCTGGAAGTTTAGATACAGAATTTCATTTTGGTACAATAGGTCCTGGTAATAATGCTGGAACAGGTTCTATTGATGGGAAAGAATGGCGTGCAAATGTTACAGCTACAGATATAAGTAGTGATACTCCACCAAGTTATTTATATGCAACCAAACAAGACTTGGCCGTAGTTGCCGATGCTGATAATAGCGAAGCCATTGGAGCGAGTCATCATATGGGAATGGTAGCTGATCCTCTATTTTTGTCAATAAAATTAGGTAGTTCGGAAGTAGGAGCAAATAGTCAAATTAATTATCGCTGCTATTTCGATTATAGTTAGAAAGTTTATTCTGGTATTAAACTAACCTCTCTATAATATAGAAGGGATATTTTCCCTTTCTAATAAATTATACGGAGGTGTTAAAATGAATTTATGTAAATGTGGTTGTGGTAGAGAGATAAGAGAAGGTAACTTATATATTCATGGACATAATAGACGTGGATTAGTAAGTTATACTTCTGGTGAAAAGTGGGCGATAGAATATGATTGTTGTGTTTCATGTGGTGATATAAAATATGAGCATCAAGGTAATGGATTATGTAAAAGGTGTTATTCAAAAAGTTTTTATCAATTAAAAAAATCTAGTGTTGGTAAATGGGCAAAAGATTATGATTATTGTGTAGATTGTGGTAGAATTGATAGACCTCATAAAGCAAATGGTCGTTGTAGTACTTGTTATACAAATTATTTCAACAGACAAAAAGGTATTAAAAAAAGAAATTTTGGCGCTTGGTCTTGGTATTATGATAAATGTCAAAAATGTGGAACCACAGAAAGACCCCATGCTGTTGAAGGATTATGTTGTGATTGTCATGAAGCTTCAAAAAGGGATTTTTCAGATGGTTATGAAATATGTCCAGTATGTAGTGCAAAAGTTTTAAACTTAAATCAACATATATCTATGCGTGCTAAGAAATGTGAACAACATAAAAAGTATCAACATGATTTGTTTGAAATATATTTCAAAAGTGATTTAGGAATGGATGATATAGCAAAGGAATTAAAAATGGATAGACACGCCATATCAAAGAATTTTACAAAATTTTTTGGAAAGGAAAAAACAATTAAACGTAATCAATTAGTAAAAAGTTGTTTATGTTCTGAAAAAGCCGCTTTAAATTTTAATAATAAAAATAGATTTGGAACCGTTTCATATTATGATTCATTAAACAATGGTAAGGTCAGATTTAGATCTAAATTAGAAAAACAATTTGCAGAATTTCTTGATGGGTCTGGAGTCAAGTGGGTCTATGAACACAAAGCATTTCCTTATATTGATAAAAAAGGAAAGCGACGGACCTACACTCCAGATTTTTATTTTGTAGATGAAGATCGTTATGTTGAGGTAAAAGGATATAAAAAAGATATAGATGAATATAAAGTTAACAAACTTAAAGAAATAGGAATAAATATAATAATGATAGGAAAAGGAGAATTCAAAAATGCCACTATTTGATTTTAGATGTAACCATTGTGATTTTGAAATAGAGCTGCTTCAAAAAATGGACGAGAAACCACCTAATTGTCCCGTGTGTGGACGATCTATGGTTAAGCTTGTGTCTACTACTACTTTTATATTAAATGGTAAAAATTGGGAACGTGATGGTTATGGACTAAGATCTAAAAAAGAAGGAGGCAAAAAATGAGTATAAGGCGGGGGTGGGAGGTAGAGTACGTTGATGGAACTATTATAAATGAAAACCAAATGGAATGGAAAAAGATACCTAAAGTTGATATTGTAAGAGTTACCTTACATTTCGATGGCAGACAATGGGATATGGAAAATAAAATAGCATACGTCCAGAAAAAAAGAGCCTCTGTTGTACCTGGGGTTGTAGGTAGTTTTATGGTAGAGTCACGTTCGATTGGATATTATGAGGGAAATAAAAAAGTTTGGTACACTGTTAATGAATTCACAGGTCAAATGAAAATGGAGGTTAAGGAGCTTTAATGGCCCTTACTGATGATGATATTGCTGGTATAATAGCACTATGGCAATATAATGAACAACAGGCTGATCCTAGGTCTAAAGAGGAAGACATAGTTTCTGGTCTTAGACAGACCCAACTATTGTCTTGTCAATATTGGATCAAAGGGTTATCTCCTGTTTGTGATTATTGGAATGGAGGATTTAATAATGGTATTGGTGGTTGTATATTTAAAACACCACCTGATGAACAAGGTCCTAGTGGATACAATGGCGGACACTGTGACTACATAGGACGTAAATCTACTTGTGATAGATATAAAACATTTCAAATAGAAGATTTAGAAACATACCATTGTATACTTCCAAATATATTTTTATCTGGGATGGGAAAAGCTTCTGGTACCCCAGTTACTGGATTAACTTTAACTGCCATACCAAAGGGAGAGATTACTGGTTATTGTGATGGTGATTGTGATGGTTTTGGTAGAGGTACTGGCTGTGGTGGTACTCCTGGCACAAGTCCTATAGTTTGTAATTATTTTAGACCTTGGCAAATGGGTTTTGGTTCTCTCACACCGCGTGATGTAAGAAGAACAATAGGAGAAGATGGTTCTGTTTATATTTCTCCAGAAGATTTACAAGCTGCTTATGATGCCGTGCACACTCCTATGGCATATAGACTTCCATTATCTTTTAAAATTTATAATCTAAGATCAGAATTTCAAAAATGTGCTTATTGGAATAGTGATTATGGTGCTAGATTTGAATTTGATAATGATGGTGATATTTATTTAGATGCAGATTCAGAAGATCCAGATGAAGGTTGTACTTGTACTAATGTTAATTGTAGACCTTATTGTACATTAGCCGAAGTGCCTGATGGTGCACAACAATGGATATTAGATCAAGTTTGGTCTCAAGCAGGCACAATTGTATGTAATGGTGCTAAACCAGAATGCCCTTGTTATACTGGTGAATGGGTTTATTGTAATGATGCAAATATGCTTGTTGGGATGAGAGTTACAGCTAACCAAATTTTTGAACTGAGATTTTGGTCATCTCAATGGGGGAGTCAGGTAGAATATGATGCATTTTTTGAAAGTAAACCTAATTGGCAAGATGTTCCAACAGCTAATATATATACATTTAAAAAATGGCTTCAATTAGGTGAAACTGCTGCAGATAGTGTAGCACAAGGCCAGATATTACATATGTGTCAGCCAGCCCCTATCAATGATAGGAGGTTTGTACCAAGTTTATATTTAACTGCTAAAGATATTCAATATACAGCTGCTGGAATTAATATGGGTACCACGGCCCCTGAAAATTATGAAATTTATTACCCAACTTTAATAAGAGATCCAGAGTTTGAGATGGATATTTGGCCAATAGATATAGTTTATCCTTATGCTAGTACAGATCCTTTTTCATCCGAGTTGTGTAATAAAGAAACAAATGAAGATCCTTTATGTATAAAAAGAGGATCAAGTATAAATGGTGATACTGTTTCAGTTATAGGAACAACCACAAGAAATAAATCTGTTTATGTATTTAATCTTAATTTATTAGATAACACTTTGTCCGAATTTAATAATCATTGGACTGCAAGTACCATTTCTGATGTTGAAACTACAAATGGTGAAGACGAGGGTAATTTTTCAGGTCTTAGCCCCCGTGATGAATTTTTTATAAAACTTGATGAGTTTTTAGAAGAAAGTTTGAAAACAAATCCAGATAATATTTCAATAGTTACATCTAATTCTGAAACTGGTTATTTTAAAGCGCCCCCTTTGAATTTGAATTATACAGAAGTTAATTACATAGTTGTATGTGTAAAATTTACAGATACAATTTGGGATTTTAGAATAAGACCCGTCCTGTCTGTGTGGTATGGCGGTCTTTTAATACAAAATAGTTTTACTCAAGAAGATGATGGTCAATACTTGCCTAATAGATTTTTCCCAAATGCTCAAATTACCGGTTGTATATACAATCTTGTGTCTACCAGTAAATACAGTGGTTCTCACTGTAATTTAAATTCTATTGTTCATGTAGCTAGTAATAAATATACTAATGCAGATCTTGGTACCTCTGAAAAATATTCTTATTGTTATAGAAAAATTACTATTAAAGATACATATATTTATAACTGGACAAGAATAGGAAATAGTGGTTTAATTTGGGCAGAGTTTGAGGACACTAATATAAATTATTTATTTGAATGGGAAGTTACATCCGCAACAATGAGATATAATGCATCTGTAGAAGGGGACACCTCTGAAGATGTAGTGATGGAGGTTGTAGAAGTAGAGACGTTTATAAGTGGTGAGAGGAGCGTTCCTCCTTCAGCTTGTATATTACAACCAGAAGATAATTCTATTAAAAAAATGTTTTTTAATGATGATTGGATTTTAGAAGTAACTTATTGGTATAAGGAAATAAGTAGTGATAATTCACAAGAACAATCCTCTGAAAAAGATATTGAAATAGTATCTCCAGATTTTGATGATGATAATATTTTTTTTGATGATAGCAGTATAAATATAGAAATAAAAAAGGACACATTTAATATTGATAGTATAGACAACCAAACAGTTGCTGTGATGGGTTTATTTACAGAGGAAGATGGCAGGATAATATCTTCTATGGCCACAAAAATGTTGGTACAAGTTTCTATGCTTGAATGTAGAAATGTAGAAATAGATTATAGATATAGTCAACCTGCTAATTGGTATATATTAAAACCAGAAACTAGTATGTCACAACTAGCTATTCCACCAACTAGTGAAGAACTTCAAGGAGAATATAGTCCTCGTTATTTTAGACCGTTTTGTGGTGATCATAAAAATGGTAATCAAGGGTTAGGTAAAGGTCCCATGTGGTATCCTTTTTATACGTGTGAGCAAAATGATTTTTATCAGGCTTTTGCTGGCGCTTCTTATTGCACTAATTGGTTTCCTGGTTGTCCTAGAGATGATATGAGGTTCTGTGGCCCAACTAAATACACTGCTTTTGTAGCGCCCGGAGGCGGTTCTGCGTATGCTGATTGTGTTTTAGATTTTCATTATAGATATAGTGTAACTACTGCAGAACCTTATTTTGCTGGTTATGCTAATATTGTAGCTTATGTAAATGTAGCAGAATATGCATCACATAATTGGAGTCTTCCTCCGTTTGGTAATAAAGGAAGAGAAATGGCTCGCAAATGGCTTAGCCAAGATAATTGGGTTTACTTATCATATAAAAACACTGATAGACCATATGTTTCAAGTCAGTGGGTACCTATGGTTCCTGACAATACTGATTTTTATACATCTTTTAATTCTTTTTCTGAATCCTCTGTTATTAGTCCAGATGATTTTATGCATGTAAACCAATTAAGTTTTTTTACATCTAATCTTATTGAAGAAGAAATTGGAACAGAAAGAAAAAGATTTGAAGAAGTTTTTGGTTCGCGTGGAATATGGATGGCTACTTATCCACCACCACTAGTTACACAAGGAATAATACAAAAAACAATACATTATTATTTTTTAGACTCTTCTACTGTATGGGCGTGGAGAGAAAGATGGGAAGATATATCATATGTCGACGCTGAAAGAAGTTTTTATTTTTTAACATACGAAAAACCAAATTATGTATATGATTATGAAAAACAAGAACATAGATATATATGTGATGAAGGATTGTATGTAGTAAAATTTACTGCACCAGTTATAAGTGGTCCTGTATTACTAGAGTATCCATCTTTGCAATTAGGGAATGGCCCAAAACGTTTTTTTGAAATAAGATATAGTGATTATACCACAGGTGATATTGAGTGGAAGGATGAAGGTAGTGGTAATGTAGATGGTAGTGTTGAAGATGGAGAAGAAGAAAATATCTATGAAGTTACTTCTCCAAATGCTCCTAATAGTAAATGGAATCATGATGAGGATTGTTTATTTGATGGTGAAGCTGTTAGAACCTATGAATTGGCAGAAGCAGCTGGTAGAAAAGTTGAAACCCCGGACGGTGATGGTGGTTTTAATAATGTTTATTATAATAGGGGTTTAATTTTTGATATAGAAAAAAGTAATTTAAAAAATTTACCATATGAAGAAGTAGATAGTGTTTTTATGTTTAATACGGTTCCAAAACCTAATATATACTTAGGTAAAGTAGATTATTGTTGGTTTAACACTTCTACTCATATCACTATAGATTTATCTTCTGAAGATTTAGGAACATGTGTTTCAGAAGTGGTAATAAAAGGTTTTTGGGGTCTTTATATGGTGCAAATACAATTCAGTGCTAAACAACATAATGTTTGTATACCAGGAGTTATTATTAGTGAGACATTTGGTGATGAAGAAAGTAGAACCGTTGCTTCAAGAGACGAAATAAAATTTGATGAGGATGTTTATGGTGGTATTGGTATAGTTCCTTATACTCTTACTTTTAAATTACAGCCAACTGTTGATAGAATGATAAATAAACAAGCTACATTATTAGATATTTATTTAGATTGTGTTACTGCTCAATATATTTATTTACAATCTGTTGAATTTAAATCTGCCTCGTATGTGGATTCTGTAGAAGTTATACAAGTATATGAGAGGAAATATATAACTTCTACAGCTGATAGTTTAGGTGATCATAATATAAATGGTCCTAAAGTAGGAAGTAATTTTGTTTTGTTCTACAATATGAATTAGACATGGATAATTCAGGCACTTATTATGCTATTTCACCCGAATTAAATTATGTTCCAGAGGGTGAAATAGAAGCTAGAGATAAAATGAGGGCTGTTTATGCCAGCCAGCAGTATAGAGAAGATGTACCTTTAGAAATAGATATAAGTAATATATTAACAATAGAACAAGAAGAACAAAAAAATCTTTATGGTGATGCTTTTAATAGGGACGTAGATGGTGACGTTATGACATATTTAAGT